TCGCGGACAAGCAGATAGTTGTCGTAGGGGGTGGATTTGGCGAGTTCGTCAATCAGCCATTTGAATCTCGTGGCGGAAAGGGCGTCACCGCGCTTGGCTGACCCGTTGGAGAGCGCATACGGAACCTCGAATGAGGCTGGTTGTTCCGGCGTGGTGAACTCAGGGAAGAAGGCCAGCACCGATTCTCCGGCGTGCTCCCAGTAGGGCAGGAGCATGGTGTAGTTGGTGCGGTTCAGGCCGTGCGTGATGACGACGATTTGCGTTTTGCTCATAAGGTGTGGCGACAGTCGCCCATGTTTGGGGGAGTGTCAATGGGGGGATGGTGAATTACTGGCGGTTGGCGGAAATCTCACGGGCACGGGCCTTCAGCGGGTCGAGCAGGGAATCACTGGTGCCCCCGAACTTCACTTGGTCGGGAGTGAGTGAGAATTGCTTGTCCTGCTTGGGTGGCTCGCGCACATCCTCGTTCACTCGCTGGACGTGTGCCGGGGGCTTGGGTGAGGCGGCGGTCAATCCTTGGTAGGCGGTTTCGATTTGCTGGATGTAGTGGTTCGCCCGTTGGAGTTCGATGCGGAGAATGACGGAATCGAGCGCGGACTGCGCGATAACCTCCTGTGCCTTGGGGTCGCCCTCAAGGCCCCTCTGGAACAAGGTTTCCATGTTCTGCTGAAAATCGTGCTCGCGCTGGAAGGTCATGCGCGTGGCATCGTCGGCATCCTTGGGAATCTCCCTACGCTGGAGGGCCGGATGCTGGGTCTTGAGGGCCGCGAGCAACTGTTGGTTCTTCTTCTGGCGGTCAAGCGAAGAGGTCAAACTCTGCTCCCGCTCCTTCTTCACTGATTGCTCGTGTTCCTTGATTTTCTCCCCGGCCCTGGCGGATTCGGCGTCAATGTAGGACTTTCGCTCCAGCCTGCGGGAATAGATGGAGGACAGATGGCCCGTCAGGAATTGATTGATGGCGGCGGCGTTGGGCGCGTTGTCAATCTGCTCCTTGAGCAACTGGTAGGCTTGGGGCGCGGACTGCATCCAGCCGTCAAATCCGCCATTGGCCTTCATGGTGTCAATGATGTCCTTGGGCATTCCCAGCTTCATCAGGCCGTCGTAAATAGCTCCTTGGTGGCCGTCTATCACGTTGTCGAATTTCTCCTTCACATCCGGCGAGGACTCCAATTCGTAGCGGCGTTCATACATTTGGGCGAGTTCCACCTTTTTCTTCACGTCCTCCGGCAGTTCGGCGAGAGTGGCCTTTTCCGCCAGCTTGGTTTCAAGGTCTTTGACGGCTTTCTCCCGTTCCTGTAACTTGCCGAGGCTTTCCTGATAGGCGCGGTTGGTTTCCAGCATCTTTTCCGCCAGCTTGCGGTTGCGGCTGCCCGTGTGAGGGTTGTCGAGTTGGGCTTGGGCATCGGCCAAGGCATTCGCCACCGTGTATTCCTCGGATTTGGCCTCTGGCGTGGCCGCAGGCGCGTCGGGAGCCTTTGGAGGTGTGGCGGGAGGGTCAAGCAGGCCGGCAAGTCCCAGAGGGCCGTTTTTGTCTTCGGTAGGCCGCTTAGGGAGGGCGGGGATGGTTGAGGGAGTGGATTCGGCGGATTTTGGCGCGGATTGGAGGGGCGCGGGCTTGGGCGGCGGGGGCGCGGGGTCAATCCTGAGCGATTCCTTGACGCCTTGGGGGATTTTGTCGGGCTGTCCCTGCGCCACCTTCTTCTCCGCTGCCTGACGAATCTTGTCCATCAGGTCGTTCTTCAGCACAGATTCACGATTGCCGGAGGACGGCGTGGACGATGACGACCCCTGCATGGGAGCCGGGGGGGGCGTCATGGGATGCGGAGCAGCCGGAGAAGCTGCGGCGGGCGGCGGGGCGTCAACAGTGGCGGTGTCGGACATGATTATTCAGCGGGTTCGAGTTGCGGAGGTTTTTCTTTTTCGGGAGAAATGGTTTTCACTTGGTCGAAGATAAACTCGATGCACTTGTGCCAACCGTATCCCCGATTAAACATCGGGCCATCATCATCGTGATTATTGGAAGTGTCGCGGGGAGTGGCGAGTCGCGCAAGGGCCGTGAGCTTCTTTCCGGCAACCGTGTTGAGGAATTGGTAAATTTCCAGCCGCTCTACCTTGGAGAGCGCGTAGGTTGTTTCTTCCAGTTGGGACATGGGCTAAACCTGTTGCGCGAGAGTCGGTGGTTGTGGAGCCGGAGGCGGCTGGGGTGGCGGCGGGATTTGCGAAGGGTGAATCAGTCCGGCTTGGGCGGCGGCGGTCGCTTGCGCGTGCTGCACCTGTTGGGTAGCTACCATAACCAGTTTTTCCATTTGTGCAAGGAACTGCTTGTAATTATTTTCCGGCAGGCCGAGTTCGTTCTTCCGCTGGCCGTTCTGGATGTGCCCGGCGTAGTGCTGAAGGAGGGCCGAGGCTCCGGCGATATTCCCCTGCGAGAGAGCTTGTGTGATGGGGTTCTGCCACTGGCCTGTCTGCGGGTCTTGCTGGCCTTGGATGATGCCCATGTGAACCTCGTCGGCGTCGTTTGGGGCGATGGGCATGGATTGGCCGGAGGCGAGGAGGGGGTTCTCGAAAAGCTGCTTGGAGGTGTTTTGGGCCTGCATGGTCGGCCCGGTGGGATTCAGGGTGAGCGTGGCGGTCTTCTGGGGGCCGATTTGCAACTGCATGAGCATGATGGCGGCTTTCGTCTGGTCGAATACCTGCGCGGCTTGGGGGTTGGAGATAATCGCCATCAGTGCGGCCTCCAGTTTCTTCTCCTGCTCCCCGCCAAAGTCCACCAAATTCTCGGAAGGCGGCTCAAACGCCAGCATGTTGACTTCGAGGGAAGTAAGTCCGGCTTTCTGAAGAGCGGCCTTCGCCAGCATCGCCTCCTTCGAGCGCACAAACGGGCTGAACATCCGGCGGGTGATGACCCCGGTAATCATCTGCATCTGGGTCAGGAAATTGTCGAGGTTGACGTTGGCAGTCTCTCCTTCCTTTAAGGCGTTGATTTGGGCGGCGGTTGCTGTCTGGGTGTCCGAACCCTGCATCGCCACTGGCATGAAAGCTCCCACCCGCTGGTCGGCAATCTGCCCCCAACGCTCATCCAATTCCATGTAGGCTTGCGTGTTGCCATTGAGCGATGGTGTCTGGACGTAATCGCCGCCAGTGAAGGCCGTGGCCGTGGTTTGCACGGTCAGTTTCAGGCGGTCGAGATTATCGGCGTCGGCAACTTTGAATAGCGGCTTGCCCGCCATCGCCAGATTATCCCACGCCCGATTGCGGGAACGTTCAATTTGCGCCTGCTGGTTGTAGAGAAGTTGACCCACCCCGGAAGACGAGTAAACCTTGCCCGTGCCATACTGGAAAACCGTGGGCACAATCAGGTCTTCCATGCGCCACATCTTACTCTTGTTGTAGTAGAGGCAGGCTCCCGTGTAATACTCCAGAATCCACGTCGAGATTTCCCCGTCCTTCTCCTTGTAGTTCAAGGTGTAGGTTTGCACCACATTCCACGCCTTTTGGTAGGAGGAGACCGGGATGCGCTCACGAATCAAGTCTTGGTAGCGCAGCACGTCGGTTTCAAGGCCCGTGGTGGCCCGTGACTTGGGCCGCGCCGAATTGATAGCCGCCACACACGCATCCACTTCCCACCCGGCCTGCTCCGCCATCTTGCGCGAGGCTTCAATGTTGTCAGGGAAAGGAATTATCCGGTTGATGAGGTCAAAGACATCCCAATCCGTGCGGAAGGGGAAATACTGCATGTCTTGGAAGAGGATGGGCGTGCCCTGCGGGATAAAGCACTCGTCCACCCGATACATTTTGGGCTTCCAATCCGTCTTGTCCGGCCAGACCGGGAAGGCGTAACCCGTTTGGCAGACCTCTTTGCACAGACCTTGGAGAAAGATGTTCCAGCCCGGCCATGCGCGGATTGCCTTGGTGGTGATGCGGCGGAAAATCTCCGTCTTCTCGACTGCGCCCGGCCAATCGTCAGGGAGCGCGGCGGCGGTTAAATACATGCAGGACTTAATCCGCATGTAGAGCTTGGGATACACCTTTTGCAACACGGTGTCGAGGAAGCCGGTATTGACGTTGGATTGCCATGCGTTTCCGGCTTGGCGCAGGGACTCCACAGACAGGGGCGGTGCGCCGTCTATCACCCTGCGAATGGCGGCTGCCGTCTTGATTTGCGCCCGCGTAGCCCACTCCACTGAGCGGCAGATGTTCCACGCCTGTATCGCGTCTTTGACCTCAAGATTCGTCTGCTCCAGCGTCTCCGGGTCGAGCTTCGGGCCGACTGGGGTGTCGGAAGGATACGGCCCGTTGGGTGGCGGGGCCGGAGAGGGCGGAGACATCAAACTCGCGTTGGACATCGGGGCTTACTTGCTGCCGGGGCTGCGCTTTACACGAAGGAGGGCGGGGTTCTTTCTGACGGCTGCCTTACTCGCATGGCGAGACGATGAGGCCAGTATCCTGCGAGCGGCATCCATTGACACACCATCATGCAGCGAAATGCTATGGGCTACGTTAGAAAAACCATGCGGCTTACTCATGGCGCATCATTCTGCGCGGCAAGCCCTTGGGGTCAAGTGTATTCCACGGGCTTGACGTGTGGGAAATACTTTCTAGCTCCGATGTTCTTGCTTTCGTGAAATTGGCCGCTTGCCTGATGGAAGAAAAGTTGCACCAACCCCAACGCCCCACGCTCCTTCCCCTTCCCGTTTTTCTGCTTCAGGAGTCCGACCTTGGCGTCCGGCGAATTTGCCAGAGCCAAAAGCGCGGCGACATCGTTGATGGACTTGTATCTTTCTTCTTTCTCGATTCTACCCACGTCTCGCCAAACGGAGATAACGTTAAAGGCCAAGTCAGTCAACCCTCCCGCGCCCCGCACCTCAACCTTTTGGGGCATCTTGGATTCGCCGTCATTGGAGTCTCTTTTGCGGGCATGGCAGACGACAAAAATATGGGTGTTCGTGTCCTTGGCGGTTATTTGGATGTTCCGCATGAACTCATCCTGTGCCTCGTAGTCGTCGCCAGAGACTCCGCACAGCAAGAAGCTGTCCAGAATGGCAAAAGTCACGCCGTAGCGTTTGACGGCAAAGCGATAGAGTTCCAGTAGCTTCTTCCAACTCACTTTTCCGCAAGTGTTGTAGAAAACGAAGTCGCAAATTCCCGACCGCTTGAGGTTTTCAAATTCCTCCTTTGGCGGCGTTTCATTTCCACACGCGATTTGCACCATCTGGGACTTACAGGTGTTGGTATCCACTTCCATTGAAGCGATAAAGCCGATTTCTCCTTGCGCTTGAAGGTGAATGGCGGTTTCGAGCAGCCATTGGCTTTTCCCGTGGCCGGAGTATCCCGTGACGATGGTGTTTTCTCGTCGGCGGATTCGCAGGGGAAGCTTCCACGGCAGGGAAATGCCCTTTGGCGACTCATTTTCGTGGTAAATCTCGCGTTCCAAAGCCTCTTGATTATCGAAGAATTTCTCCAATTCTGGAGGTGTAATTAGTTCGGCTGAGGCAAGATATTGCCCAAATTCGGTTATTCCATCCATCCAAATGGCGTTCGCGTCCTTGCCGGGGAGCGTGACCTTGTAGCAGCGTTCGCGTCCAAGCCTTTCCGAGGCAGACGTGGCGGCAATCTGGCCCTCGGGGTCGGCATCGAATGAAATGTAGATGCGCTCGAATCGCTCCAGCCATTCCCAGTCCAGTTCAATCCACTTCTCGTTCTTGACGCCCATCGGAATGCTGACGGCATGGTATCCAGCGGCTCGCCAAGTCATTGCGTCAATCTCCCCCTCTGTGATGACCACAAAGTCCTTGTCCGCACTGACGGTATTTTTCCCAAACAGGCAGGGAAGACCGTCGGGTTCGACGAAAGTTTGCTTTTTGCCTTTCTCTGTCCGCTCCAACTTCACGGTTTTCAACATGCAAAGCTGCTCGCCCTCGAAGTAGGGGAAAACATAGCCCTTCCCGTCCTTGGCCTCGACAACCTTGTAAAGTTTCAGGATGTCGTCGCCGATGCCCCGTTCTTCCGTGAGGTATTTTTGCACCTCCGACTTTTCCACCAGATTGCGGACTCTGGCCTTGTCGGGCACGCGCCAAAAGGGTTTGTCTTTGTGAAAATGTTTCGAGAGGTCGTCTTTGATGCCCAGAAACTCTTTGGCCTGTTTAACCGCCTCTTTCATGTCACCCGGACACCTCACATCCCGCCAAAGCGTCAAAAGCGACTTACCCTTGCTGCCAGAACCCCCCGCAAAGTCGTTCCAATGGCCCGCCTTGGCCCCTTCGACCACAATCTTGAGACTTTCCCCGGATTCCCCGGAAACGCCGCCCACAAGCCATTCTCGGCCCTTCTTGACCCCATTGGGTAGTAGGGCTTGGCAGACCTCTAGGGCGCGGCCATTAAGCTGCTGGGCGATGTCGAAGGCGTTCAAAACCGTGCCTCCACCCAATTCCAGTTGACGGGTTCACCGCGTTCTTCCTTCTCCCGGTAATGCTCCCGCTTCCAAAAATCCCAAGCTTGGTAGTCCATGGCATTCCAGTTGAGGTCGCTTTGGTCGCGGGGCTGCGGGCAGGCATAAGTGATGCTCATGCCATACCACCACGGGTCTTCCTTCTTAGCGAGGGACTGCTCCTGCCACGTCTTGAGCTTGAGCTTCCAACTCACGACCGGTGCTCCGGCGCGGTCAGTCCAATTCCGGGGCGCGTAATACTTGATGAAATGGTCGGGATTGACCTGCCAGTATTTCATCTCCCGGCAATACGCCGCCACCTGTTTCCAATCCGGCGGAATAAATGGGGCGCGTTTTGTCGGGGATTTGGCGGCTTTCTGTGGGCTTGGTGCTTGAGGTGGATTTTGAGCCTCATTATCCACGCCCAAACTACCCGTCGCTCCCCGTACTGCATTGGTTTGTTCGTAGGTACTTCCCTGTTTGTTAGGAGGTACTGCATTGTTTGTAGTAGGTATTGCAGTATTCAGGGGCGGAAAACCAGCCGCTGGTTTTCCCACCTGCTGGTTATCCAGCGGCTGGTTTTCCATCACATGGCTTTTGACTACTACAGCATACCTCACTTTTACCATGTGGACATCTATTTGGCCGTCTTTCCCTCGAATATCAAAATCCTCAACTAAACCTATGCTAATCAGGAATTTCTTGGTTTTTCTTATTCTTTCTTTAGACCACCCAAGCCCTTTTGTTATGTATTTCGAGTTGCACCTTATTTCGGTGTTGAATCGAACCCTTGTGACGTGCGTGTAAAATAAATACAAAGCCAAGGCGTCACCTATGTCATTGTCTTCTCCTGCAAGCCTTTGCACTCTTTCCATGGTCTCGAAGGTTATCCCAACTATGCGGTCAGTAATCTGGCCTTCCCGTAAGACCTCGCAACGCTGTGTTCCTCGTTGGGCCTCTATTTCTTCGATTGGCGGATAAGGATTGCCGTGCTTCACTTTGCCCACCTTTCCAATTTCGAGCGTCTTTGCAGCACGCGGAATGTCAGTTCAACTAACCCTCTCTCCAATAGGGCAAGGAGTTTGATTTCAAGTCGAGTAATCATGGCACAAAAAAGGGGCCAACTCGCACGATGAGAAGTGAAGACCCCGGACAGCAGGGTGTGTGCGAGCGGCCCCAAAGTTGTTGGGTTCGCCATCTACTGTCCTTAAACGGTCTTCACTCCGTTTGTGGCTATACTGTGAAAAGTAGTGTGGTAATCAAGCTCAAATCTTGGGTTGGGCCAGCCAGAAGTTTTGCTCACAGGTCATGGCGGCTTCGATGGGGGTTGAGCCGACTCCGGTGTAGGTCTTGCCCTTGTGCGTGAAAGAGGCGGAGTAGTCGTTGGGGTGTCCAAGTCCCCCGGAATTGATTTTACCTCCACGCAGCTTCTCCCACACGCGCCCGAATGCGCCATAGCATTCCGAGATTATTTCCTCCCTTTCTTCGGCATCCAACGCACGGATATCTTCATCCTTGCGGCGTTCACCCTCAGTAATGCCGTCTGAATAGACCTCCTGCAAAGCGCGGTAAACACTTTGGGTTAGCTTGTCGGAAATTTCCTTGAAGTCTGGTTCACTCATAGGTGCTGGTTCTCCTCTTTTGCGGGTTTTTTCATGGAGTCAAAGTCGAAAGGAAAGTCGGGATGCGGCGTCTGAGGAGCGGGTTTGGCTGGCTTAACATATGGCTCATGCTTGGGCACTTCGTATTCCATCCACCCACCGACATAGCCGTAAACATCCTTTTTGGTTTTTTCGTCCACGCCGACCTTTACAACCTCGCCGGAGTTTCCCAGCATCCCTCTCCACGCTTTGAGAATAATACTTCCGGGGTTGAATTGTAACGCCCGCTGCATGGCATCGGCGGCGGAGAACGCGCATTCCGGCGTGTAGAGAAACTTCCTCTCATGCCGGAGTGCTGCCGGACAATCCGCGCTCACCATCTCGCATTTGTAGGCGTTTTTGAGCTGGGGTTTCATCGGAAATTCAGGGTTTCGGAGTATTTATCCAACAGGAGCTTGGCCCGCCATTTGAAGAATCGTTGTCCGAGAATCACGGACTGGGTTTCGTCCCATGCCGTCCACAAAAAGCAGCCTTCATAGGTCAGAAAGTTATCGTGCCACGTTCTCATGCAGGGTCTTGGGGTCGGGCAGTAATTCGAGTTGGTGGGAAAGTTGGTGGAGCATGACGTAGAGCTTGTGGATGGCCTTGTGGCGCGAGGCATCCCAGACGCAGGCGGCGGACAGGCCGGTAACGTGACACAGGTAGAGATTATCGCTGGAGACGTATTCGACCTCGTTTTGTTTGAACACCTCCCAGACCCATGCCTGCTTGTCCATTAGTTTTTCTGCGCCTCCTTTTGGGCTTGGGCGGCACAGGCGGCAATCTCCATGAGGTGTGAAATCTGGGCTTGGGCCGTGTTGGTGGCCTGCGTGAAGAGTGCGCGGAGGTCGTCAATGACCTTTTGCTGCGATTCCAGTTTGGTCGTCAGGTCGTTGATTTCCACGACCGACCCGGCCAAGTCAGTTTCGAGGTCGCGCACCTTTTGCGTCAGGGCTTCGTTCTCTTGGCGCAGCCCGGTGTTTTCGTCGAGGGTTTCTTCCATGCTCATGCGCTGACCTTACCACACTTCTCTGTAATTTCAACTGGGCGTTAAATTTTGTTTCAGGTCGGCGGGAATGCTGCCGCGATTCGTCTTGTTCCAGTCCTTGAGCCAGTCCTTCACCGACTTGTCGCCCTTGACCACAGGAACCGGCTGCTCTAATTCCTCGGCATACATGGGATACTGCTCGCACAACTGACGCTCCACTTCGTCGGCAACGTCGTCAGCGGACTCCCGGTTGGCCACCCGAAAGGCCGTCACGCGCTCCACGATGGCCTCGATGTCCCAATCCTCGTATTCCACGCCGTCAACTCTGACCTTCCACTTCTGGCGCGGGAGGAGCACGTTCTGGCGTTTGATTCTCCTTACCATGTTGGGAAAACCTCCTCCTCTTCGTCGGCTGGTGACGAACCCCCCAACTCCTGTTCGATAGACCACGACTCGTTCTGCACGTCGTTTTCCGGGTCGTCCGGCTGGTTGTCCTCCACGCCATGTTTTTTCCAGTTCTCGGTTTCCGTTGGTTTAAACCTCTCTCTCCATTCATCCCAGACGGTGCGGCCTGACGCGGTGGCGGCTTTGGCATCCACGGCAGCTTTGCCGATGGAGGGGATAATTTCATGGCGGTGACGGATAAGCTGCGTGATTTGGATTGCGGAATCGGCAGCGTCCGGCGACTCTCCATGTCCGGCCCGACTGCGCCACTCGGCCTTTGATTCCACCTGCACTTTGCCTGCGCTAACTTTGTTGGCCCGTTGCCGCCTCGTCGTAAGCTGGTCAAATAGCTTCTCGGTATCGAGTTTGGGGTTGATGAAGATAATGCCGCCCTCAATCCAGCGTTTGAAAGTAAACCACATCTCGCAGTTGACCGTGGAGTAGTTGCCCTCCGGCCCTTCCGTGTCCTCCAAAACCATCTTCTTGTCCGAACAGCCTTCCACCCAGTTCACGCCAAATACGTCCCCAAAGATACGCAATAGCGCGTTCTTGATGGCATGTCCGGCCCCTGTCGCATCCACGGCTGTCCACTTGGGGGCGACGTTATGGGATTTACACGTTTCGGCGATGGCTCCGGCGAGTTCCCATTCATCCTTTGCGCCGGGGATTATGGCCCAATCGTCCAGATAAACAATCCAGCGAATCTCCTGCTTGTTGATGTCGCCGCCAAAATACTCTTTCTCCCCGTTCTGTTTTATCCAGCCTATCGCCTGACCGTAACGATATTTCGTGAACCACGTCTTGTCATTTATCATGGCCGTGTCAACGGACGCCATTTCCGTCACGTTCTTGAGGTAAATCGGAATACGCTTGGCGACGTTCAGGGAGTGCAGGTTGATGATGGTGTTGTGCGCCCCGGTCATGGGGAACCAGCCCCGTCCGTATGTCCAGTAGTCGGCGGAATTGTCCCCGTGCGTCTGATACCCGTCGTAGGCTTCCTTGGTCAAGAAGCCGGGGTAGAGGACTTTGTTTTCAATAACGTTCTCGCACTGCATTCCGTCCAGCCGCTCTATCTGCCAGCCTCCTCTCTTGGACTTCCACCGCCAGTCCTTGTCCGGGTCAACACCGCCCCAACCCACTTCCGGCTCCGCCAGTTGATAGCTCGCGTGCGAGGTGTCGGCGGGATTGTAGGCAGTGATGATTTTAATGTGCTCCTTGTCGAACATGGAGGCCACGACCGAGTTTAAGTCACGGATAACGCCGGGGGAAATTTTATTGAACTCATCCAGAAAGATTCGCAGACGGGAAGTCTTGCCGAATACCGGGTGAACGGGCGTCCGATTGTAGAACTTGAAGGACAGGAATCGCCCAGTGATGTTGTCGTCCTTCGGGAAGGTGATGCCGCGAATACAGGAGTTTCCCGAGTTGGGGTCAAGGCCGAGAAAGAGCGCGGCAGAAGCCTGACCCGGCAACTTAATGGCCGAGCTTCGCCACAGACGAATAATGGAGGAGAAGAGATTGTTCTTCAAATGCATCTCGGACATACTCGCCAAGCGGACGGCGGTGTGTTCCGGGTCGCGGCACCAGTCCAGGAGAATCCAAACGGATGCACTGAATGTTTTACTGAGACTCGAAGCTCCTTGCAGCATCAGCTTGTTTTCGTCCTTAATGGCCTTAAAAATCCGCCGCACACACTTGGGCCTTGGGTCGAACCCATCCAGCCCCCACGCCATGACCGCAGCCATGAGGTAGTTGTCGTTGTCCAAGAGGGAAAAGAAGTGCGCGTTACAGGCCTCCTTGCCATCCTGCTCATTCTGGGCGAGTGGGGGTTGCCCACACAAGTTGACCAGAATGTAATTCCCGGCCTCCATCCAGCGGTCGGGGTTCTCTAGGTTGACGATGATTTCGTGAACCTTGTCATATTTCTGGTAGGGATACATCGCTATTGTGGCATGACCTTCTCCGCCGGGCCGGTGACGGTGCGCTCCTCAACTTGGGTTTTGACCTTCCCATCCTCGTCCAAGGTGGTTGTCCGGCTCTGGGCGAGTTGCACCATGTTCTGCGGGGATTTGCCGGGCGGCTTCTTGGCCGGGGTGCCGGTGTCCTTCAGGGCGTTGATAACCTCCACTTTGGCGGCGGCAAGGTCACGAATGGCTTTGGACGACAGTGGGTAGTCCTTGAGGTCGCCCCCCCAGTGCTCCAAGGCATCGGCGTAATGGGCTTCCACTTGGTCTAGGAGCGACAGGAGGGAGTGTCCCGATGCCCGGATAGCCATTTCCGTCGAAGACCCCTCTGCGGGCACGGAAACGGCCTTTCCTGCCAGAGTCCTGACGATGGTTCCGTGAATTTCGAGGGTGGCGGGGATGGCTGGCGGCTGGGCTAACTCACTGGACATACCCCGGAGAATGGCTGGTTGGAGGAAAAAGTCGAGCCTGACTTGCGGAAGTCCGAAGATGTGGTAGGGTGGCGAGCATGGAAGATAACTTAGATTGGCATGAGATTGATTGTGGCCGCGAGCCAGACCCTGACAAGAATTTGGTGTTTTGTTTACAGTGTCTCGGCCATGTTGAGCCGGGATTGCCCGGCCACTTTACCGCGACCGGAAAACTCGCAGAAATGTCCAAATATACAAATTCAAAAGTAACTCATTGGGCGGAAATGCCACAATTTGATATTCCCGAAACCATTGGCGCGATTTCCCGAAATGACCCCTATGCCAGTCATTCCGGCCAGCCAATAACCCGCACCTTGATTCCGAGAAACTTTGCCAATGCCTCCCAATCCTGAATCTTTGTCCTTTCCGCACGGCCCCGGCGTGGAGATTCTATTTCACCGCGAACCCCGAAAGACCGTGATTGAAGCCATCATCTGCGATGAAAAGACCTTTACCTTCCCGCGAGCATGGGACGCATGGCGGCTGGTGGAAAATCTGGTCATGGAACATGAGGTTGGCTTGCTGTCGTGGGACGGCTATCGGGAGATACTGGAGGGCGGAAAATGAAATCTCCAAAATATAGAATCGCAACAATTACAGTGGAGCGATACTTGGGTGAAAATTATGATTCCAACCTTGCTAAAGCCATAAATCAGAACATCAAAGAATATGGCGAGCGTCTGCATTCTATTTTTCCAAACGGAACAAGTCCAGATGGTTATTTTTGTAATTTTACGCTGGTAATAGAAGGCCCATACGCATGACCGCAACACTCCTAGCCAACGTCACAGACCCGGCTTTCTACTTGGTCGAAAGGCCGGTGCGCTTCATCGGTGGGCCGCTGGCAGGCCAGACCTTGACCGTCATGCCCGCGCACCAGCATTGGACGCCCGTGGTTGTCAACGGCGTGTCCATCAGCCACCATAAATACCAGCGCAAGGAAGTGGTTGACGAGAGCGGCAAGCTGGTGGATGAATGGTATTTCTACTTGGAGGCCAAGCCGTGAGCGCAACCCGGAAAACCAAAGCCCTAATTCACACCTCCCGATTCTATCAGGAAGAGGCTGATGTAAATTTACGCAGAGCGTCAATCTCTGCGCCCTCGGCATTCTACGAGGCCATGCGCCTGCAAGCCGAACTCAAATCCCTTCGTCGCCAACTGAAACGAAAACAGAAATCCCAATGAATTACAAAGAAACAATTAAAGCCTGCGAGAAGTTCGAATTTAACGAACAGATAACACGAGAGATGATTTGGTACACGGCCTATGCACTTGGCCGTTCGCGCTGGTATTGGGGGCCGCGCTGGATGTCTACGTTTAGGGGATGGCTTAATACTCAACTACAATCGGTTTTTAAATGACACCGCCCTTCCCGTTCCTCATCGTGGACGAAGTAGTCTGCGACGAAAACATCCTCGGCCTGCGGATGAAGTTCAACCGCCGGGCCTGCACCGACTCGCTGGAGGACACAATCCGCTGGTGTCAGAACGCCAGCCGGGAAGACCCGGCCAAGCGGTATGTCCTGACGATAGCGGACAGGGATGGCCGCATGGTGGTCTGGCCGGAGGACACGAAGGCAATGGAGCGGCAGTTTATCGAGGCGTGGGACACCTTTCTCTACCAATACAAGTCAAAGGCGCTGGAGACGCGGGAGTCGGGGATGTTGGCGTTCGATGCGTGGATTGAGCAGCACAAGCCGGAGTTACACGCTTGGATTCACCAGAATGATGAGGCGGTCGAGAAGCAGCTTGAGGAGATGGCGAAAGAGCAGGGGCTAGACGAGAAACCCGTGTGAGCGTGCCCATGCCGGGTTTCGGTGAATCGCGTTGTGGTGCTGCTTGCAGGTGGCGAGGAATTTGGAAACGTCGTTTAATCGGGCTCCATTGCGATACCCCATGTGATGGATTTCCTCGGCTAAGTTCGTGCAGTCACCCACCATACAGCGCATGTGCGTCTCCAGAAATTCCCGCCGGAGTTTTGTATAGTCGGCCAGTTGCTTCCTGCGCTTGGGCGACACGCGATTGAGGCGCGAGGAGCGGCGGAGTCCTGTGGTTCTTTTGAGTGGGCTGCGTTTCATTCGGCATCCTGTTTCTTTTTTATCCAGTGAGCCGCTTCCTCGGCCCAGTCGCGCTTGACCAATTCCATTATTAAGCCCTCTCTGGCATATTGGTTGCCGACGCCCCAGAACATATCCTCAGTCTCGCCGTTCTTGCCCAAGCGGGTGGCCATGAACTGAATTGCGTCCCAGTGCTCCCCTAGTTCGTTGATGCGCTTTTTGACCAGTTCCTCCAGCTCCTTGTTCTCCATTTTAGCAACTTATCCACCTCCAGAAAAAACGCAACCCGGTTTGACAAATAGAAGGGGATGATGGAGGATAAAGAGATGGATTCAGACTCTCCACAAACACTGGCCTTCCCCTGCTTCTCCGTCATGCGTGAGGAGATGATGGAGCACCCCGAGCTCGGCAAGATACTGGTCGAGCGCGAGGCATCCACACACGCCACGCTGAAGCTGGCGGTTCAAGCGGCCAAGGAGATTCTGGGGGTTGACCCGCTCCACCGCTACGTCGTCAGGAACGCCGACAGGCAGGCCATCTGGCCTTCTTGGAAGGCTCCGATGGAGGCGTGGTTCAAGGACAAGTCCGACGAGTATCAGCAGCAGGTATCGCTCGCGGTCGTGCCCATCGGAGTCTCCTTTCAGGACTGGCTGAATGAAACCTACGCGGTCGAGATGCAGGAATGGAAGGCCAAGATGCAGGAGCCGCCACCATGAACGTAAAAACCACGCAGGAGATGTGGAATTTGCTGGAGGCGACGCCCTACAACGACTTGCGGAGGTGGAAATTCTGCATGTGCGTGCATCAATTTGAATTGGATTACCGTGAAATTTGCAGGAAAGGCAGGCCCACCGATGAGCAAAGGTCGGCCTGCGACGCCGCATGGATTGACTGGTTCAATACCCTGTTCACAAAATACCCAGACACGCTTATCTGCCCGGCAGACGACGCCGAATATAAAGCCATAAACGACGAAATGAAAACACTGCAACCCGCCAAAGTTGTCTATCCCCTATGACCCGCGAAAAATACTTCGCCCACGGCCCCGGCGTAACCGTCTTCTACCGCATGGAGCAGATGGATGCGCCCGGCGAGCGCGAGTCCCAACCCTTCGTCGTCGTGGAGTTCATTGAGTCCTTCCCGCGAATCTGCAACTCCCGGCAGGAGTGGGACGCCTACGTCGAGACCTACAACGAACAACTCCAGCCGGAAGCCCCGCTGAAGACATGGGAAGACTACGCACGGCTACTGGAGAAGGACAAGCCGTAACCGACCGCCCCCGACCGCCCGTAATCCTCTGATGTAAAGCAGGGGCAAGAGAGTGACTGAGGGGCCGAAAAATAAAAGGCGGGTGGCCCAATAAAGACCGGAGTGGGGGGTGGAGAACAAAATGGGTAAGGGGGGTGGTAGGGCGGACTGAACCGCATGGACTGGTTTAAGCAGGCCAAGGGGGTAGGGCGACTTGAAGCGGGGGAAGTGGGCCAAGCCGAACTGGGCTGGGGGGCGACTACCGTTGAGGAAAATCACAAAAATCAATGCCGGGTGTGCGTAAGAATGAACAGCGTGGGTGGAGATGGAAAGGTGCCATACTGGGTAGTGGGGCGAGAGGGAGGCAGTGGTGGAAAAATTAGTGGTGGCTGTGCGTAAGAAAGACCCAGATAGGGTAAGGTAAGAATCCCCCTACCCCGGTGGTGGTGCTCCGAGCAGTGTTCCTGAATTTTTAGTATCGGGGGTGCGTAAGAAAGATGGGGTGCATTCCTTTGACCGGGAGGGGTCAGACCGGGGTGGTGGTGGGGGTGGGGTGGTGGGGTCTGGAGGTGCTGGGCTGGGGGCGGGGTTGTTCGGGTTGCTGACAGGTTGTTCACAGGGAGAGCCTAACGGTATTAAGCCACGTTCAACATGCACGCACAGTAATTATTATGTCTAGTCTTTCAGGGATGGGCAGGAAAGGATGGGCAAACCGGGTTCTCCCGACCGTCCTAAATCCACGCCAACCTCATTCCCTTTGCCTCTGTGCAGCGTCAGCGATTCAGCCTATCTCCTCTATCAGACCCCACAATCAGGATGGCTCCTAGGGCCATTATTGCGCGTCTGGCACAATCGTTCTCTGGTCAAACTCGTCGGTTTGGGGTTTTACGGCTTGCGTTGATGCAGCCACTAAGTTGCTGACCACCACAGGTTTGAACTTAATTTCAGGCTCTACAAGCTTGACCTTGCCGACAAGTCCTTCAATGCACACGCAGATGCCCTCCCTCATGCTCAACGGCCTGTCTTGCGAGGCGCACCAGCTACGCAGAGCCTCAAACACTGGAGCAGGCAGGTCAACTGCAAGCTTCATGCGAGGGATTTGGGCGACCGTTGACCGACGAAAGGCCATTTTTGATGGTTTAAACGTTTTAACGTTAGAGTCAACAATTTTCCAGCCCAGCCCAAATCCCGCCTGCCACAAACTGCAATGCAAATGCAATGTAAGTGCAACTCGTCTGCTTTGCAGTCTGGTTTCCAGCCCACCAAAAGATGTTAGCATCCTAACAACATCCTAACAACTAGCTAACAATCCCCACCCGGCCTGCCCCCAGCCTCCCTCTGTGTGTCCTCTGGGCCTGAGCCTCCAAACCCTCCCAGCCCCAAGCCCATGTTCCAGCCCCACAGGCACAGACGCCGTTGGCTCTCTGGCCTGTCCCTTGGTTCTCTCCTTTCTATTGCTTGTGGGTCTCACGCATTCTTTGTCGGCTTCTCGGGCTCTTCCCGGCCTGCCTGTTACGCTCCATGCCCTCGGCTTGCCCCGGCCTCTCTGCGCCCGTTCTCGGCAGGCTCTAGGGCGTGCTGGCGTTCATCCTGAACCCCCAGCCTCCAGAAACAGCAAACCCTCCGACCTGTTAAGGAGGGAGGGTTGAAGGTGTTGGGATTGGGCGGTGGGTTACGCGGCAACATCATCATGTTGGCCGTCTTGGGGAATATGATTAAGGGCCACGCGCATGAAGCCAATGGCGTAGCAGTTTTCAAAGGGTGAGCATGGGTCTTGGTATCCCGAGCACATTCCCACCGATTCCACTTGCTGCCATTCGCCTTGTGCATCCTTGACCTCGGCCTGCACGCACCAGCAACCGAGGTCATCCAGTTGCGCCTCTAGTTCCTTGCGTTCCTGCTCTGCACTCACCCGCTTTCCGTTTCGGCCTTCGTAGCCTTCTGGTTCGCCAAACACAGCAAAATAACTTTCCTGCTCCGGCTCCGCAATGATGCGAACCAATCCCGCCGACTCCGCTTGCTGGAAGTCAATCAGGGTTTTGGCGTTGGACAGTGAATCCTTGGCGGTAAATCCCGCAGAGCGGAATTGTTGATACACTTTCGAGGTTTGCTTATTCATGTTCTATCTCGTCCTTTCTTTGCTGGATAACCCCAGCCGGTTACTCGTTTTGAGTGTGTTCACAAAAGCCTATCTCCCTCCGCTTGTCAACACACTATTTGCATTTATTTTCAGCCCCTAGAATCCGCCCAAAAGAAAAACCCGCCAGACCGTGAAGCCTGAGCGGGTAGAACCTGCGGGCGGATTGGCTGGGTTAGTAGGTGAATCCCAGCGATTCCATGGCCGTCTTAAATTCCGCCATGAGAGCGGGAAGGCGAGCTAGTAAGACCTCCCTTAAATCCAATGTGCAAAGCTCCTCATCGGTAGCTTCCGGCCAGACGGCAGTCGAACGAGCGTGCTTCATGTTGCGCTCGCTCACCCAGTGTTCCGTATTTGCGACGTAGTGCATGGGACCATCGGAAGAAGTCAGGTGCCATTTAAGGAAGGGCGCGAGCTCGGGGAAGTGCTTGGCAACTTCATCGTGACAGCATCCACAGCTATCGTCGCGCCAGCTACCGCGCTCCTTGCGGTCAATCTCCGCAGTAATGCCGAAGGAATTATGACCGTTCCCGCACTGGTCGTCATAACGGACCTTCGCGGTGATTCGGTAGTCGCACCCGCCTTCGCGGTAGAATTTAGGGCCAAAGGTCTTAACTTGGTTCTTCGTCAGAATCGAAGTCGGCAATTTGCTTTGTGTCTGTGTGTTCATGGTCTTTTCTCTCCTTGCATTCCCGGTTCCGCCGGGTCGGTCATCCGTTTCGGATGCCCGCACAATCCTCCATTGTGAACACAACCGCAAGCCCCATCTTCATCCCCTTCCATCCTATTAGCCTGACTTATGCGGAGTATTACGGTCGCTCATGCTGGAAACATCGTCTGAGGGTTGACATTCGGCACTGCCTCAGTTTAAGGTGTGGGGATGGCGGACGAAGACGATAAGCCGATTACCCTTGGGGATGTTCTGGTGCGGGATTCCTGCCTGTTCGCCCTTCGATTTCTGCCACGAATTTCACCATCCCTAGCAAAGTGGGCACAGACATGCCTCTTTCAACGAGGTCATGCAATGCAACCGCTACACTTTCGGTCATGGGGAAAATCAATGGGCCGTCTGCTTTTTGCAGAAGCCCGAGCGGCGCAACGGGCGGCTGACTCCGCACGTATTGCCGCACGTGCAGGATGCAATCAGCCCGTAGGTTTGTGGTGTCCTCGTCAGGATACTTAACGGCCAGCAATACCCGCAACGCCGTCCGCTGCTTTTCGGATGATAAATCCGCTCCCTTGCTCCCGGCATACCAAGCTCGGATGTCTTCCCGAAAGTCGGGTTGCGGATAATCTGGTTTCACTTCCGCCCTCTCCCTCCAGCCTTCCCGCCCATCCTCGCTATCTCCCTGCGTCTCTCCGGCGTCAGCGCAGCCGCCCGAGCCTTCCCGCCTTTCCTGCCTCCCTTCGTTGCACCCCGGCAATGGCTGCGGGAATCTCTAAGACAGTTTGGGAATTGAGTGACGTTATCGGGTTGCTAGACGCCAAGGGCGCAGCTAAAGCGGCGTGATGGAAGATGCGGAGAAGGCGGAAGCACTTGAGGCCCTCAAGGCTCTAAATGCCCTCCGCGCAATGTCTCAAAATAGCCGCATTATGGCCGGGACTTCGATTGTTGTTGTCGTTCAAATGCTCCCACTCGAAAAGCTGGACATTCCACCTACCGTCGCCCTCTTTATTTTCGCGTTTGGCATCCCGTTTTTTATCCTCTTGGGGCTTCGTCCGCATTACTCACGGGAGGGGGCATGTGATTACTTTTTCTTTCAGCTAGTTTTCGTAATCGCTTGCGTTTGTATATTCTTCCACTTCGGCATCGCCACAGGAGTGGCATTTTGCATCTCTGCGAGCGCGGGTATGATAATTTTTTTGCGTCTAGCATTCCTAATGCCTCCATATACCGAACCGAGGGCGATGCTAGCACTGCTAAAAGTCGTCGGTTTATGTCCCGTTCGACTTCTGGGGTTGGCTTTTTCGAAATGGAAGCCCATAGACACGCCACCACCCCCGACGCAACAATCCAAACCGGAGGACAAGTAACCCACTCTCTAAGCTCAGGCGACAATCATCTTAACCAGCGTCCCCTTGCTCCCCGACCGGGAGCCGTCTGGCATCGTGCCAGAGGGGGCAGCGGTCAAAGTGAGGCAGTGCCGATTTCATTCCCTAACCTCACCCAGCTTCACTGATTTGTCAACACCCACCGCGTTAATCCCGCCACGTCATGGATTCCCAGCTTGTCCATCGCCGCCTGCCGGTGCTTCTCCACCGTCTTGATGGAGACCCCCAAGATTCCCGCAATGGCCTTGCTCGTCATGCTTTGGGAAATGAGGTGAACAACTCGTGACTGCTTGTCGGTGAGGGCGGGGAGTGCCTTGGGCGAATCCAGCGCAGTCAGGCAGCGTTGTAGCCTCTGCCAGTCCATGAGGCTGACGGTAATCGTGCCATCACGCTGGCGGCACAGGCCGTGCAGGCATCTCACGGCGTCGAGGAGTTGGGGGGTCATGGGTCTATCCTCGTTACCCGTGGCGGCCAGTTCATTTCCTTGGGGAAGCGGATGGCATCCTTTTTAAAATTCCCATTCAGCGCATCCGTGCAGTCAACGGCATGGGTGATGATGTCCACAATCCAATCCTCCAGCCGTCTCCCCCTCGCCGCCTTCACCCATCGCGTCTTAGTCGAGCGCGGGACGGTGAAGTGGATGGTGGACTTCTTTTCCACTTCTGGCAGGCATTGGTTATAGGAGGCTGGCGTAATGACTTGGGAGGCGTCACGCAGGGGAAGGCTAGTCACCCCCTCCCAGTGCTTCAGGGGCTTTGCTAGATGCCTCCGTGCGCGGTTTACCGCCTTATTGACAATCTCCATAGGGTCGGATGCTTGCGGCACACTTGGGAGCATCCTAGACGGCTTGGCGGTGGTTTGGGTGCTCATGCGTTATAGCGTTTGCGGGCTTCGGCTATTGCCTTGGCTCGTGTTGGGTGTGCATTGCTCGCTTGGTCGCCATCAATGAAGGCGAAGTAAAGCCGCTGCCGGACAATGCCATTAGGTAGCATCCCCATGCGGGATTTAGTAGCTATCTTGGCGGGCGTGCTGGTGGGTGGGGTTGGCAGGGAGTTAGACATTGGAAAACTCCTTAGTGTTGATGGCCTCCCAATACTCCGCGAAAAGCTCGGGAATGATTTTCCCGATTGCTGCCATAATTTCCTCGTCAGTGTATTGAATTTTGCGCGGCTTGGCTCCGGCCCGTTTAATCCCGTTGCATTGTTCTCGGACGAGAATCAAAGCCTTTAGACTGTTCAACCAAGTTCCGGACAATGCCCGCGAGGTGGGAGGAAGGCGGAAGGTTTCCTGTTGCTGCTGGAAATACTCCGGCCAAGTGGCGGCGATTTTCCCGGCGAACATGACGCGCACGACCTTACATGCGCTCTCTGGTGTGTGATGTATTTTCATCCTGTGCCTTTCATTCCCGCAGTCCGGCGGGTCGGTTGTTCATGTTGAACGCAGGTAACAAAGCATGGTCTAGCCGGGATGTCAACACAGAGACAGGGATTGAATTTGGTATTAGCGGAACTTATCCTGTGTGGTCTTGGCATTAGCTGGGCTGTGAAGTGAAAAAATTGCGTGTTGGGACTTGCGTGTGAACACAAAGAGAGTAGAGTGAGGGCATGAAACAAACCAAGCACAGCAGACACCCAGCCCACCGACACCATGAAAACCACCACACCAGCCAGCGCGGCGGGGCATTCGCCTACGCCGTGGAAGTATTGCAAAGGGTCAAGTGACCCATGCACCTGCGGCTATATCTTCACGTCTTGCGGCACCGCCTACTTAGCAAAAGTCCTAGACTTAAACGATGGCGTTGACCCCGTTTGTGGCGATGAAACACGGGCAGGAAATCTAGCCCACATCCTGCGCTGCGTGAACGAGCGGGAGGAGCTTTTGGCCGCGCTGGGTGAACTTACATCAGCCGTTGCTGTTATGGATACTTCCTACAAAACAACGGACTTTCTACCGGGCAAAAAAAACCGACGCTATCATGCGGCCCTAAGCAACGCTCAAAGATTCCTCGCCCGCGCCCGCGAACCTCTGGCCTAGGAATTTGCACTATGAAAACACCTGACACACTAAAGGGACTAGCGGGCGTAAAAGCCCCGATGGTCAAGGCCGCACGCGCCAATAGCGTAACGGCCTTTTTGAATGCGATACGCAAAACCCGCGCAGTCTCCGGGGCCAACGATAACGGGGCCATAACGGTTTGGCGAGACGACGCTGGAGACATTCGCGCTGCGTTCTGCCAATATAAAGTTGATGTCGCCACGGGGACTTTTAAAAACACCTCCGACCTGCGCAAGTGGCTCAAGGTCTGGTTCCCTAAAACATACAACGCCTAACCCGATGCCTACACCCAAGACCAAACCGATTCGTGCCCTGCGGCCTGTGCGTATTGACGGGATTCGAGTTTTAAACCCGGAATACGCGGTGAAGGGACAAGTCCTCTGGCGCGTCTGGTATCGCAAGATGACGGCTAACGCACTGTATTGGTTCGACGACGACTGGGGGCGCGCTAGAAATAAGGCATGGAATTTTGTTGGCAACGGCGTTTGTGATTTTGAGCGTTACAAGCCAAAGTCCCGCGCCGTGCTCGAATCGCTGAATCTCATCCCCAAGAAACGCAGCCGCAAATGACCACCCCATCCCCCGACTGGCCCGCTGGAGTCAAGAGCAGGCGCAAACCCCCCTGCGTCAAGGCGCGGGAGTCCCAGTGCCACTTTGCGAAGCTCTACCGCCAGCTAGTCAAAGACCTCAGGCTGGAACTTGGCGACTACGGCAAAGGCTCGCTCCCCCAGCGCGTGCAACAACTGATGCTTGAAGCGGCCACCAACCGGATTAAACTGCAACGGATTAAGGAGATAACGCTATGAATCAACCTACACTACCCACCCCGCCCGCGCTGAATCCGGCGGCACTTAGGCCGCTGTATGAGGCGTTACAATCTGTTTACCCATGGCCATCATTTGCGGAGAGCTTTGAAACCAGTGAAGCTGAACACAAGAACGCGGCCATCTTTGCCGCCCTAACACTTGCCGAGCAGCCGCCCGCTAAGGAGCCGCTGTCGGAGAGGGAGCGGAAGTTGTGCTCGATGTTATTGCGCTGCGTGCAGGTTCTAAACGTAATCCAGTCAACGGGAGAGTGGTCATGCAAAGCTCTAATTGAGGACGCCCATAATCTGGTCGCCCGCTACGACGAGCCTGCGCGGGAGCGCATTATTTTGAGTGGAAGATTCCCTCCTGACTTACCGCCGAGAGATACACGAGAGCTTGAGGTTGCGCTCGCGGGAAAGCCGCCCCCCGCGTCCCCTTCGATGGTTGAGGCAACTGACCCAAAGAACAAGGACTACTTTAACCAACCCCCTGCGCCGGGGACGGACGATTTGACTCAACCTGATTTATCTCAACCCGACTTAACGCAGCCTGACTTGGCCCAACCCCCCACGTCCCCGGCCAGCGAGGATGAGGCGTTTGAGAAGGCGTTCTTTCACCTCGGGCCAGATTCAAGCATGAGGCCAATCTACACCAAGCAAGGCTGGGACGCCTGTCGCGCCCACATGGAGCGGAAGCACGAGGAGGAGATTGGGCGACTCAAGGGAATTATTCACCAGCAATCAGAACGCACTATTCAGTTGCAAGATGAAATTACAGGCCACGCGAAGGAGTTGATGGCTTACTACAAGAAGGGATTGGCCGACGCTGATAAAGAGCACGCCGCATCGCTGGAGAAGGCGGCGGAGGGTGCGGCGAGGGAGCTAGATATCTTCCTCCTTAAACATGACATTTACGGTTTCACAAATGAAATCAGGAGCATCATCTTCAGCCACCTCTCCAACCCCACAAAGCCATGAAAACCAAGACCTACACCTATCACCCGGAACGGCTGCCGAAAGGGCCGTGGACGGTCGGAAAATACGATGTTCAGCGAGTTGAGTGCGCAGATAAAGATGCTCCCCCGGTGGCCTTCACAAATTGCGAATGTATCTGCGTCGCTATCGCATCACTGCCGGAGGCTTACGATGCGCTGTGGGGAGAGTGCCAAACACTCCTAAGTCGCGCCAAGGCATGGGAAGCTCAAGGAAAAGACGAGCACAAACTCGGGCGGTCGCTCGTAACTGCACAGGAGCTTTACGCACACAGAGAAGAACTACTTACAATCCTCCTCCGCTCCGGCCTCGTCACCGTCACAGAAAGCGAACAGCCATGAACCTATTACGCGCCCTAGCACACCACGGAGATTTAATTTTCCCGGCAGCATTTACGTTAAGCGTCTCCATAATTACGCTTGCGGCAGCTATGTGGGTAGTTCTCTTCATCTGGAGGAACCGGCCATGAACCCAAAAACCTACAGGATTAAGCCGCTGGTGTGGGAAGGCTCGAAATCGGGTTCTTTCTTCGTGTCTAAACCCAAACTTGGAGAATTTAACACCGGCTTCATGTATTGGATTTTAAAAACCCCCCATGGCTGGGTTTGGACTGTTTACGGGATGGCTGGAGAAACCCGCGCCAGCGATTTTAAATCAGCCCAAGCCGCGTGCCAGCAGGATTACGAGCAACGGCTGGCGCAGGCTTTGGAGGAGGTTGTGTTGTGAAAGTCTGGGTAAATAAAAATCAAGCGGCTTTGGTCGCTAACTTTGGGCAAAGGGGCTATTGCAATAAGTTCCCTCAAATCCTGCATGTTCATCTAAGCAAACCCGGAACTAATGATGGGGATTACCACCGATATAAGCTGGAAATTTGGCCAGATGCAAAACTTATTGCCAGACGAGAGGCTTTGCGAAAAAGAATCAACAAGCTTCGTCTGAAGAAACAATCTTTAACTAAAACACCATGAACCCACCCTCCTACTACTCAGCCAATCCGGGCGACAGGCCACTGTCTCTCGCCGTTCACCTCCGCGCCGCCGCCAAGCATATTCAGGACAGGCCGGGGGATTATAAATGGGTCAGTTCCGCCTCCTGTAATTGCGGGATACTCGCGCAGCATGTCCATAATTGCGACAGGAATGGCGTCTGGAATTTAATAACCAAAAGTAACATGCTTCACGAGGCCGCGAAGGTTGAGAAAGGTCGAAATGGGCCTTGGGCTAGACGCGGCTACTACTGTGCCCAAACAGGGGTCAAGATAAGTGAACTCATGCGGAAGTTACTGGATGCCGGAATGACTGGATTGGACTTCCCTAATCTGGAGGCTTTGGCCGACCCGGTAATTATGAAGATTATTGGCCTAAAGGAAGTGAAGTTATATAATTACACAAACCCCGCCCACGTCATCTCCTACATGCTCGCTTGGGCATCGCTGATAGAAGCCAACCACGCCCAGCCCAAGGAACTCACCGACGCCGAGATGGACGCGCTGGAGTCCCGGCCCTTGGTTCCCGTAACCTCCGGCATGAAAGCGGGGGTCGCGTGAGTAAGCAGGAAGATAATCCTCAGCCGATTCAAGCGTTTGTCTGCTCTGAAATAGGAATGCAGATGGGCGATACCACGGTTTCTCAACTCCCTAGCGGTATCTGGCGGGCGACCTGTCCAATCGGCAATATCTTTGGTTCACCTGCCGAGGGTGAGTGCTCAGGCGAAGGCCCAACAAGGGAGGATGCGCTGGAATCTTTGAAAGCTGACCGCAAACAACTCTACGATTCACTTTGGTTTTAACCCCATGACCCTCCTAATCTCCTGCCTCTCTTCCGCCCTGCTCGCGCTGCCCGTCATCGTCTTTGGCGTGACGTGCCTGTGGCTGGGCATCTCCCTCTTCACCAAACCCACCCAACCATGACCACATCCACCGAACCCAACTACGGGGATACTCCCGACCACGAACTATTCTGGGGCAGCCCTGACATAGCCAGAGCCTTCATCGCCTCGCCACAGCCCTGCCAAGCGGCTTCCTCACGCATCCGACGCGACTTGGAAAGAGGCTTGGACTTGCTCAACCGGGCCTATTGCCAGAGTCGGGGCATTACGTCTGGGACTCCAGTGGGCCGTCCGTAGCCTTGGCCTGCTCGATTACGGCTTGGAGGAGGGCGCGGCTGGCCTTATCGGTGGCAGCCCTCAGATGCTTGCACTGATGGCGCGTGCCGTTCAGCTTGTTCTCTGGGTTTATCTTGCACGTGAAGTCCAGACAAGTGCAGGTTCCAGCATCACCTTCAGCTAGGTCACAAAGGTAAACACAGGTCTCGTCATCCTCGCTCGTGACTATCCAGCGCGTGATGTTATCGTAGGGTTCCGCGTGCATGTTAAATACGGTCGAGAAATTCCACGGGCTTCCCATTCTCATCGAACATTATCCGTAGCTTACGTTCCCTCCAAAGAGGCATCGTCTTGGTGGCTGGTGCTAAATTCTTACACTGCTTCCTGCGGGTTTCATCGCGGCGAGCGTTGCTCATTCTTTTTGCCTGTTCTCTTCGCCATCTGAGCGTCGTGAGATGCCATTCCCCGCATTCCGGGCAGTGATAAGGAGTTTGTTCACTACCGAAGGCTGCGCTTAATTTCCGCCCAAAGCTCCGTGCCACCTTACGATTGGGATACCTTACTTTGTTTGAGGAACAGTCCATAAATTCAAATCCCCGACAGCGACCGCTCCCAAGGTTTGTAGCGGACATGAATCACGTCGTTGCCTCCACCTTCTTCGGGGAATACTTCGCGTTCACCTGCCAGCAGTAAATCAGCCCCTTCATAAACGCCAGCCCCCATGCCTGCTCCTCCACCGACCAGACCTTCTCATACAGGCCGGGTTCGGAGCGGTCTATGATGTAGGAGGCCACTCTGGGAGGCTCCGGCAGCTTCTCCCGCAGGCGGTAGAGCTCGGCGTAAGTGGCGAGTTGCCAGATGTAAGAGGGCCAGAAGCCGGGCCGCTTCTTCCCCGTCCGCTTGTCCAGCTTGACCTCCGAGGACTTGTAGTCGGCCAAGAGCAGCCCGTGGCGTTTGTCTATACAAACAAGGTCAGTCGTGCCCGCCACCCCCATATCCGCGTCGGCCAAGACCATCTCGGCCTCCACGATGCGGGAAATGTGCTCCGAGGCGTGAGTGACCCACGGCATACACAGGTGCTCGTAGGCCATGTCGAAATGAATCTTGGGCTGCCCGTCCTTCACGGATTGGTTGTAGGTTTCGATTTGGGCGTGGATGTCCGTCCCGGCGTCGGCGGCTTGAATGGAGTGCTGCTTGGAGTCCTCGAAGATTCTCTGGGCGTAGTCGTCATCGGATTCTCCGGGGGAGCGGGGGATTCGCCACGCGGCTTTGATGGCTTCCTTGATTTTGTAGCCGTCAAGGGCCTGATTCGCGACGAGCTTAATAACGGTAGTTACAGATGGAAGGAGGTTTTGGGTGCGGGCCTCGCGCAGGGTGGCGTCGTGGGCGGCTGTGCCATCAAGCCGATACCAATGCCCCTGAATCGTTTGTTTGAGCGACATGGCGTTATTTGTTCGGCAGGAAAGTCTGGCCATCGCAAGCCGTGTTCAGCGTATTCACCGCCAGTTCAGAGAGTGACCACTTGCAGGCCCGTGCGTGTCTCTTCCACTTGGCGCGGTCTGGGGCCGTTACCCGGACGTGCAGGTATTTCGTTTTCAGTGGCGCGACGGGCGGCTCAGGAGATTGGGTTGGGATTGGCATGATGGTATGGGTCAAAAAGGCGGCTCCTCGTCAGGGTCAATGTGAGACGGCCCGGATGTAGGTTGACGGAGCGATTCAGGTTCCGGTTTCGGCTCCCGGCGCAATTCCGGGCTTTGCGGGGGTTCGGACTTGTCCTTCTCCATCCTGCCTATCGGCATCTGGTCGAGCCAGCCATCCCGTGCCATCTGGATGAAGAGCGAGCGGGCGTCCTCGCCTTGGGCGGCTTGACTGAGTTCGTCGGCGACGTAGGCGGAGGCCCGATGGCAGAGAACTAGGAGGTTGGCGGCGCGGTTGATGGCGACCTTGGCGGCGGCGAACGAACGGATGGGTCGGCCCGGCTGCGTAGGCTGCGCTTCCGGGGGTCTGGCTGGGCTTGGGGCAGGCCGGGAAGCCGGAGGGGGTGTCTGGTCATGCCCTGACGGTTCCGACGCCTCCTGTGGCTGTTCTTGGCCGTTCTGTGGGTCGAATGGCACGATGCCGGAGTTCTGGGAGGCTTCGATAGTCCTGACTGTCTGCTTGGTGCGGTCGGTGCCGGAGTTGACCTTGCAGGCGGTGAAGATGAATTTCTGCCCCTTCTCGAACTGCGGAATCTCCGCGTGGTTCCAGACATCCACTTGGATTGTCCCGGTCTGGTCTTCCGCTTGCAGCGTTTGAGCCGTCCATGCCTTGCCGGAGGCTCGGGCGGTGCCGTGGCGCAGAGAGGAGATGTAGGTGACGGTCAGGGTGATGCTCGGAATTTTGGTTCCGATGGCTAGCTTGGCGAGGCAGTCTTGAACGGTGATTGGCATGGATTTGTGTGTAGTTTTGGGTTAAGGGTCGGAGAGGATTTCTGGGACGGTCACGGGGTTAGTCCTCTACTTCGATTTTCTCTTTGATGTCGCGTGCGCTGGAGGATTTTTTGCAACTACGGCAATCGTATTGCGCCGGAGAAGTTAGATACATGACACCCATATTCATCTCGCCGCCGCACCTTGGGCATTGAAAGAACCTGCGTTTTATCGTCAGGATTTTTGAATGTTTGGCTACGAGCGGGATTGCTGAGTCCATCCCCCACCATACCACAGTTCTGTGTTCGCGCAAGTGTTCACACGCAGATTTCTGCATTTATTTTTCTGCAAGGTCGATGTTGACATGGGGAATAAGCTGGGGTAGGGTGGGGTTCTGTTCAGTTGGTTTCATAAGTAACTGGAAACGCTAACGGACTCGTCCCTTTGGAGGCGACTCGGAGAAATCTGGGTCGCCTTCACTGTTTTTATTTGACGAAGGGGAATCTTTTACTATTCTCGCAATCACGACTCTAGGACGAGCCGTAAATAGCATCCAGCTTACCAGTGAGGCAGTGTATGAAACTGGTCGCCGATTGAGACAGGATTGTATGGGTTGCCCACCCTGTTTCGATGCCATGCCCTAGGACTTACCAGCGAAGGACGCCGAATCGTGCAAGCCGGGTGATACCGGGACTGCCAGTAGGAATGTCGCGCCAGCCGTGCAAGGGGAAGAGGGAGTAGCCCTCGCGCTATTGGTTGTAAGCGGGTTAATCACCGCGAACCGACTGATGCCCATGCAGACACAAGGAGGCGTAATTACCTGCCGCCAGAGAACCTAATGGCCGAAGAACGTGTCTGCCTTCACGATGTCCCATCCGACCGGATGGTGGGTAAGCCAGTGAAGCAAGTGGGTGTCCGCAATGGGTGGGCACCTGCTTGCCTCGAACCCTCCTCTGGCTGGTTGAGGTGGGCAAGCCAGCCAGACCGCTCCCGATGGTCGCTCACAGAGCGGCGGTTCTGGCGATGGCGGCGAGGCCGTAGCGCAGCGCAGGCCATTAAGAGCCGCCTGACTCACTACTGGCCGCGAGCGAGCAACCGCTGGCCGGTTGGGAGCGGAGACGGACAGCATAAACCGAATTGCGGGAATGCCTGAATCGGTGTAGGTTGGCGGAAATGCCGAGGATTACCGAGGAGGATTGCTTTCGCTGGTTCGGACATCGGGGAGGACGGACGGGCCGTTTCTACTGCCCGACCGGGAAGCATGCCCGCGCCCTTGGAATTGGCTGGCCCCTGACTCACGGCTGGATGTCTAGGCTGGTTGGTAGTGAGGTGACGAAGGAACGGTTTGAGTCGGCCAATGCCGTTGTGCGGAAGGTGAAACGCCCCAAGCCCATTCCCACCCCCAGAGAGGATTCCGCCGTCGAGGAGGAACGCCCCGTGAAAATTCCCTTAGAAATCCGGGTTCACCAACTGGAACGCGAGGTGGAGTCTCTGCGCGACCAGATTGAGTCCTTTGTCGCCCAAAAGGAGATGAAGCCCTACTAAGCCCCTTGCGGATTGCGAGCCAGAGCACGCCAGCATAAATCTCTCTCCCTCACTTGCGGAATTGCAGGAAGTGGGTAAATGTGTTCATGTGAGAGAACAATTCATCGAAAAGAACTTTGGTTCTGAAGCGGTTGGTATGATTGGAACTATCAATGGAATCTTGACTGAATACGTCGAGGCGGGATACGACTTGAGCCTTCGCCAGCTTTACTACCAGCTTGTCAGCCGCAACATCGTGGAGAATACGGAACGCAGCTATAAGAATGTTGGCAATCTGGTTTCAGATGCTCGCATGGCTGGGCGCATTGACTGGGATGTTATCAAAGACCGGGGACGTGAGACGGTCGAGAACCCCCATTGGTCTTCGCCTGCCGACATTTTACACACCGCCGCAACTCAGTTTCGCGTTGACCGCTGGGCGAATCAGCCATGTTACATGGAGGTTATGGTGGAGAAGCAGGCATTGGAAGGCGTCCTGATTCCAGTCTGCTCGGAATGGGATGTGCCGTTCACGGCGAACAAAGGTTATTCCTCATCCAGCGCAATGTATGAGGCTAGTAAGCGTTTCCTCAAGGCCGCAGAACAGGAAAAGGAGCTTTACGTTTTATATTTGGGCGACCACGACCCGGTAGTGTCCGGTTATGAGGCACCCCATTTTTACAAATGGGGATTACAGGCGTTCCGCTTGAGGCTTTACCACCTCGGCATCCATTATCATGCTCTGGGTCTATGGCTCGCAAGAAATCTCCGACAGCAGAGAAAGAGCCCCCAAGTCGAACCTCCTATTTTTCATCCATCTTTTCGGATGCGGTCGAACGGAGGGAGACCATGAAGGCACGATGGGCCTTTGGGCTATTGTTTTTAGGGAGCCTTTATACGCTGCTCACCGCTCCCGGATGGGCGTCATTTTGGGGTGCTATCATTTGTTGCATCTTATTCTTTGGGGCACTCTTGGAGTCGGCCTATAGATTCCACTATCAACTTCTAGAAAAGATAAACATACTGGAGTCAAAACCGCAGCTAGATTTATTCTTCGACCAAAAAGACACGGGTTGCTACAGACCAAACACTCCGTTGCAGTTTGGTAATTGGACAAGCAGCAGAACTTTTATTTGTGAAAGAAAATTAGACACCGATTACTATAGAATAAGAGTGGGGACTAAGGGAATTGGTGGCATACAAAAATGCTTTGGTAGGATGCTGGGATTTGAAGGTGCAAAAAGCTACATAGGGGAAAACCTCGATTTGACCTTCGACTGCGCTACGGAAAAAGCAGGCAGTCCAGATCCACTTGAACGCAATGTTAATGAGGGTTGTGTGGAATATCTAGACGCCTTGGTCGTATCCCACACTGGCGACTTACTTACACCCACAAAAAACTTTCTGTCTCCCGGTAATCCTACTCACAATTTCAAAGCAGTAGGAGGCGCGTTCTATGTCTTTCACTACATTGTCGGGTCGCAAAACTGCCGCCCGGTGAAGATTGATTTAATCGTGAAATGGAAAACGAGTCATGGAGACGTGGAAATAACCTCAAGGATTGTGGAATGAATGGCCCCGGTAGTGTCCTAATTTGAGCGGTGACTATTGGAAAGAAGCTTGACGGTTACTGTGGGAGATGGATTGCCCGGCAACAGAAGTTAAACGATTTATAACAAGTGCGGGATGCCTAGTTACTGGATTGGCGTCTGCCTTCGGTCACAAGCGCAGCCCTGACAGCATCTAGGGCGGACTTGATAGGCGGACGCCCCAGCACGACAAGGGAGTGGGAGCCTGTCTCTATGTCATGCGCCCATGCGTAGCAACGGGACGCCTCGGGGTGTTTGACCGTGAAAACCTCTACGTCACCGTCCCAAATGACTTTGCCCCTGAATGCCTCAACCACCTTGACCGTCTCGACGTATTCAGACTCCAGCCCAAAGGTCTTTTTAATGGCCTTCTGGAGATGCGCTAGATACTCGGGGTGAGTCATCGGGCTAGTTCAACGAGGTTAGCGACTTCTAGGGGTGATTGCTCCACGCCAGCGGCCATCGCCGGAGTCATGCGGATGGTGCGGTGAAACTTGACGAAGTTGTAATACGCAAAGTGGAGGGCCACGGCAGACTTAAAGTTGTCGAGTTTTTTGCTGAAAGCGTTGGTAAGACGAGCCAGACGGCGGCAGTGCATTCTCACGGTATGATTCTGCTTTTCCACCAAGGATGTCGAGATATTCTCCGGCTCCCCGATAAGGGACGAACGCTCAATTTTGCTGATTTTTGGCGGGCTGTATCTGCGCTCTTCGGTCTTCTCCGGCGAAGCGAAAACTTTTACGTTTTGTCCGTAGTCCACTTCGCATCCGAAAACCTTGTCCACCGCGCCAGCGTAAGCACGCCATCCGTCAGAAGAGAGTTCAATCCGCGTCCGCATCCGGCTCCGCAGGTCTTCCACAAAGGCCACGGTGTTCATCTCGTCGCGCTTGCCGACATGGAAGGTCGGAATCAGTTTTGTGTCCGCATCTAAGGCGACGTAGGTGTAAACGTCCCCAAGGCCGTTCCTAAGCTCTTCCGGCAGGCATCCGGCGTTCTTCTTGGCGATGAAGCCCCAAAGCTCGTCTATCTCGACCCGCTGGCAGGTAAGGTCACGCAGGCGGGTGTCCATGAAGTCAGCGCAGGCATTCCCCACCTTCGCCCCAAGGCGCATGATGGTATCCCGATGAACCCCGGTAATGCGCTCGACCCCACGAATGGACGCGCCTTCCGCGAGCATGGCGACGATGTTGACCTGTTTATCGAATGGGAGGACGTTTGGCATGGCTGAATTTGATTATTGACTTACCGTAATGCAGTAATATGCTTACGTCAACATCTTTTTTGCATGACAATAAAGAAAACCCTAGGCAGGCCAAAGCTCCCCAAGGGGGCAGCTAGGTCTGTAAACCTTCAGATTCGCCTGACCGAGGCGGAGAGGGAGCAGGTCGAGGCCAAGGCCCGGGCGGAAGGTAAAGACCTCTCGGAATGGGTCAGATTCTCGATTTTATCTCAATAAGGAGACGGGAGCAACAAGGCGCATCGAGGCACAAAAAGTGCTTGACCCAAGCGGATGAAAGCTTTTCTTGGGCTCCAAAAGGACATGAAAAATCAGCATGGGGTTGACCTCGATTTGGTGCGCCAAAATGCAGCCAAAGATGGTATTCCATTGTCTGAAATCACCCTGTTCTACGAGGGCTTGACTCAGGAGGAGTTCGATGGTTTATTGGCAAACAACCTCTCAACTCATCAAACCCCTCGTGTCGTCATGGCCCGGTTCATGCCAACAGGTGACGCCCTGTTCCCTGAGAAGGTTGCTGCTGTCTATTGCCTAGCTGCTTACTAGAATCCTTCGCAATATGGACATCATTCACGAAATTCTTATCGGTGTGCGCCAGCAAGTCGCTGATGCTAAAAGGATTAGACCTTCCACGGTGTTAGAGCGTTGGCTAAAGAACGCTCCCCCAGTCCTTGACTTTAAAGAGGCTGTTCGCGGAGGTGGGATAATTGCTGAGATTAAAGTCAAATCTCCCAGCGCGGGAATGATGAATCCACGATTGGTTCAGGAATCTCCTTACGCCTATCAAGAGTCCAAGATAGTTCACGCCGTTTCGGTGCTCACAAATAAGCTGCATTTTGGGATGATAGTTGAATCAATCAAAAGCGTGAGAAAGGTGATTTCCAAACCAATTCTCAGAAAGGATTTCATTATAGACGAGTATCAGGTTTTAGAGGCTCGTGCATTCGGAGCAGACGCAATCTTACTAATGGCGCATCCTGATATTCTTAGCCCAGAAGATTTTCAGAAACTACACTCTTTTGCGAGGAGCCTAGGTCTGCATGTTCTTTGCGAAGTTCGCAGCGAGGACCAAATCCTGACGCTACCTAAAGACGTGGAGATTTGCGGCATTAACAGTCGCAATTTCGATGGAGACATTCGCTTTGCCCTGAGTCGTTTAACGGGCGGAGATTTTACCACAGTGCTTGGTGCGTTTAATCTAATCAGTAAGCTTCCCAGGGATTGTGTTAAGGTGGCCGAGAGCGGCATCAATCCGCAAAACTTTGCCAAAGTTATGGAAATGGGGTTTGACGCTGCGCTTATCGGCACATCACTACTCAAGTCACCCATCGGTATTCGCGCCGAGCTGGAAGCATTTGAGAAGGTGAGCCTGCAACATACAGGCGTTACCCGCTTTAAGCGGGAGCCAGTTTCCGCCTAAATCTGTGCGGTAAAACATGTGATAGCTACTAGGGCTATGAAGTAAGTAAGCGGGCTTGAGTTTATCCAACAAACATGACCTAGTGTTGGAATGGCTCATCCTATTCTGCCAAACATAAAATTCGGCGAAGATTCTTTCGGCATTGGCCCATTGAAAGGGCCCTGTAATACGCCAGACGGATGTGAGGGCCTATATCGGTTTGATTTTGAGTGCGAAGGACGACACGCCGTTGTTTTCCACAACAAACCCATGACGGCGACAAATCAGGCCGGTATGAGTAAGTATTGCAGTAGCGTGGTAAGATTGTGGAGCAATTAGTGGGGGTATTGAGCTTGGGGGTCATTCCAAATTAGGACACTACCAATGGCCCCTCAGAACACGACAAGGCCAAACCCCTCTAGAAGCGCGGCTAGAGTCATACGAGCGCATTTGAGCACTTTTAGAGGGTAAAATAGGCCATTGACATAGGATAGAGCTATCCTTATGGTTGGCTCGTGAAACCCAATCCACCACCACCTCCTCCACCTGCCTCTAAGCGATACGCTTATGGTATGCGTATGGAAGCCGACCGCATGGAAGCCGAAGTAAAGCGTTTGCGGCAAGCAGCCGACATGCTTGACCCACGGGACGTTTTCCCATCGGACGAACATATGAACTTGGCAAAAATTTCTAAACTCATTCGTGAGCCTTTGGAGCGAATGAAGAGCAGCAAGGAATTGGCGATAGAAGCCCTAAAATCAACCGGAAGGCCGATGACCCGAGACGAGCTATGGGATTACGTACAATCCAAAAATCCCAAGGTAACTTCTCGCGATGGTTTCGGTGTAGCCCTGTCTAGTAATTCTAATATTTTCCAGTTCAAAGACGGCAAGTGGTCTTTGGTGGAATAACCACCTTCTATTTCTAAATTTATGGTGATAAAATAAAGCGCAAGTCGTTGTCCCAGCGAAACTTAGCGCGGCATATATAAAAGGCACAACCCGTACGGCTTTTACCCTGATAGGAGGGCCGTACGGGTTGAGGGACTACTTCTTAGTCTGAAAATGCTGGGGCCGTAGGTTAATCGGCAAACCGCCCGTCCTTTACAGTTGGGAGATGTCGGCTCGAATCCGTCCGGCTCCATTCATTTTCGGTCTGACAATAATCTTTCCGCTTCTAAAAGCAACACTTTTCTCGACCATTCGGAGACCGATTGGGAACTAAGGGTAGAGGCTGCTCTAAGTACGGCAGACTCCTCTGGGCTTAGGCGAAAGGATACCCCCGGCTGTTTGAATTTGTCCGGGGATACCTTTGGTCTGCCTCTTTTTTTCTTTTCTGTCATACAAAAATAATTGTTGACGAAATGGTATTGATGTATTACATTTAAGTCAACAATCAAAAACGACCCATGAGCAACCACCTCTCATTCGACAAGCAAGTCTCCATTGTGTCCGCCCTCGCGGAAGGCTCCAGCATCCGGGGCATCAGCCGTATGCTCGACGTGGACAAGGAAACCGTGATGAACGTCGGCAAGCGCGTCGGCGAAGGCTGCGCGGCCTACCTAGACGACCGCATGCGTAACCTGTCCTGTGAACGGCTGGAGGCCGACGAACTTTGGGCCTTCATCAACAAGAAGCAGGCAAACTGCTTGCCGGAGGACTTTAAACAGGGTTACGGGGACGCCTACACCTTCGTCGCCCTCGATGCTGAAACGAAGCTCGTCCCGGCCTTCCATGTCGGCAAACGGGACTACAAAAGCACGAACCTTTTCCTTAGTGACCTCTCCATGCGGCTGACGAAGCGCATTCAGCTTTCGACGGATGGCCTGATTCACTACGCCCCGGCGGTGGAGACAACTTGGGGCGTGGGGATTGACTACGGGCAGATTGTAAAGCAGTTCGCATCGCCGGAATCGGCGGAACAGCGTAGGTATAGCCCTCCTGCCGTGGTTAAGGTGGACAAGGCCATGCTCGTGGGCCGTCCTGACCCCACCAAGATTTCCACGTCCTTTGTCGAGAAGCAGAATCATACGGTGCGGATGCACTGCCGCCGTTTTGCCCGCTTGACGAACGGGTTTAGCAAGAAGCTGGAGAATTTTAAGGCTGCCGTCGCCCTGCACTTCGCCTATTACAACCTCGTGAAATTCCACGGCACAATCCGTTGCACTCCGGCGATGGCTGCTGGCGTCGAGCGTTCACCCCTTACCGTCAAAGACCTCGTTTTCTTCTCCTACCAGCAATGAACCGCGAGCACTACCTAGCGCACCTCCAGAAAGCCATTAAGAGCGTCCACGGGGCCGATTCCAAGCATCTGGAGACGGTTCCTGTGGTGGAGACGTTCCAAGGTCGCCCGGTCTGGGAGGGAGACGTGGAAGTGTTCGCTCTGGTAGGCCATCCCCAAGCCTCCCGCTGCTACGCATGGGCCTATGACCATGACAAGGGTAGCAACGCCATTGCCGTGCTGGAGTTGCCCCCAGTCATCTCCCCGCTCACCGCAGTCCGGGCCTATGTCATGTCCGAGGCCAAGAAGTAAAGGCCGGAAAGAGCCGATTGTAAAAAGTCAGTGGTCATAACCGGACAGTACCCACGACCCTAGTGGCATTGACATGACACGGGATGTGGCCGACCGATTGGAAACATTCCTGAACATTCCCCTTGGACGATTGCCAAACGAAGATTCTGGATTGCAGGTGAATCGGCTGGCCTTGAACATGAGCCAAGTGGAGGAAATGAAACCTCCTGAAAATCCGGCCAAAATAACGGATAGCCGCGCCGCTTCCTATATCCGGCGATTCGGAAATTCTTCATGGGAACTTGACGCCATCGAACCCCGCCGTCTGGCTGCCTTGGTTTCCACGGCCATTAAAAATATCGTGGACATGAAGAAATGGAAGCTGACAGGGAAGGAACAGGACGCGGGCCGGAAATACATCGCTACAATGGCGAAGAATTACAAACCGTAGCCTACTGACTCCCCGCCAGTTGCCGAATCTGCTGCGCCACCGCCGGGGTCAACACCTTGTCAGACTCCCACCGCTGCTGTAACGCTGGCCGGTCGGCCTGTGGGGTCTGGAGGATGATTCGCAGCATTTCCTTGGCGCGGGAGCCGTCCGTAACCCCCAAGGACTTCAACTGCTTGCCCTGTCCATCTAGCTGGGCGGCTTGATGGAGACGGGAGAAGGCCTGCTGGAACTGCGGGTCGGCCTTGGCAGGATTCTGCGGGTCGTGCGGTATCTGGCCGGATTGGAAGGCGTGTTGGAGGAAGGCTTGTTTGCCGGAGTCCGGGGTCTTGGCGTAGGCGTCGTAAATATCGTGGACGGATTGGGAACGTTTCTGCTGGGCATCAATCTCCTCCTGTCGCGCCATCGGCAATTCATACTGCGACTTCTCCTCCGGCGTCATGGTCTTGTAGAGTGCCTGCTTGTCTGACGATGGTAGGCGGTTAAAGAGGTAGGTGTAGAGTCCGGCTGGGTCGGTGGCCCGCTTGGGTGCGAATTGCTGCTCGTAAGGCTTCAGGGGTTCACCCGTGCGCTCGCCAAAGAGTTGTTCGATGCGGTTCTGGAGCGTGGACTGGGAGATGTAATTGGGTGCGGGCATGACGCCGAAATAGGACGCCACCGCCCCGCCTGCACCACTCTGGGCCTTCTGCGCTCCGCGTATCCAGAAGGGGATGAAGTTGCTCAGGACGTATTTTCCAATCTGTCCGGCTTGCGCCCCGTAGCTGGCGTTGGGGTCGTGGATTTCATACCCATAGTAGTCCTTGTTGTGCGCGAGTTGGGAGATGGCTCCGATGAGGGGGTGGGCCTTATTGAGCAACGTGGTTCCGGGTTGGGAAGTGTAGGCGAGGATGTCCTTGACATACGTCGGCAGCATGAATCTCTTGTCATTCCCGTGCTGGTCTTTTTCGCCCGTGCGGAAGGCGAGGTAGTCGAGTCCCTTGGGGGCTTGCCCGGTGAATGCATAGGTCAAGGCTCCCGAAATGGCCGCGACCGTGGTAAGCAGAGAGGCAACGTAAGCCACCCGGTCGGGGATGTTCTCCGGGGCTTTGCCGGTTCTGGCCCATTCCGAGAAGAAGTGCGCGGCGTCAGGGAAGGCTCCCCCAATCTCTGCAATCGTGCCGCCCGACCAGCCGGGAGCGCGGACAAGCCCCTGCATGACGTTCTTCGCCGTGTTATTCATAAACAGGCGGTTGTATCTCACCTGTCCCAAGCGGGCGTCCACCCGGTTCCATGCCTGCCGGAATTGCGGAGCCAAATCCTCCAACGGCTTGCCGGGATTCTGCTCAATGATGCGGTTCGCCAAGTCCGCGAACACCCCGGCCTTCTGGCGCGGCACAAGGTAGTCCATGATGGGCTTCGCCATTAGCTCGGTTGCCGCCACCGGGGAGCGCAGAGCGGCCTTAATCGGATGCCCGGAAAACCAATCGCGGTAGAGCTTCGAGGACTGCTCGGTATTCAACCCCGGCTCCATCTTAAACCCGGCTCCGGCCAGTTCCGCCGCCTTCACCACCTGAGCCAACTTGGGGTCAATGACGCCATCCGGATTTCTCCATGCGTTGAGCACCTTGTCGCCCTTGTAGGCCGTGCCGATGGAGGCCGTAGCCGCATTCTTGGCCGAGTTGCCAAGGTCTGCCAGTGTGCGGTTGCCTCGCGCCACGCCATACAGGTCTTTCAGGAGGTTGGCATTCGCCGACACTTGGGCGTCTCCCGTGGTGAACCCGGCGTGAAAAGCCGAGCCAACCCCCAACTGCGATTGATTCAGGACGTTGGCTGTCGCCATCCAGCCTTTGTAGAGCTTGCCGAAATAGGGATTGTTGTAGAGCGAGGACGAGAGGTAGTTATTTAGGATGTCGCCGACTTCATTGGGGACAATCCGATAGCCGAGAATGGGCAGCCCGACGTATTTTTCGCCCTCCAGCTTTTTGAGTTCGATGCCCGGCTTGATGTCCGCAATGCCCTTGAGTTCCGGTTTTGACTTGATGAAGTTGTCGAACCATTTGAACACTCTCGGGGCCACCTCCTGCATCTTCTCCGGCGAATGAACGTAGGCTTCGAGGACTTGGGCGATTTTCTCATTCTGGGAGCGGGGATTACCCCCTCTTTCACCCGTCAGGTCGGCAATGTTGCGTAGTTCCGAGCGACCGGGAGCAAAGCCTTTGCCGGAATCGCGCTTCAGGAGATTGTTCCAGAGGTCGTATTTCTCGTCAAGCTGGTGGCCGAGTTCATGGGCGATGACGGACGTTTCGGTGCCGAATTTGGAGAGGATTTTGTTCTGGCCCTGAAAGGACAGGCCGAGGGCGCGTTTCGCCGGGAGCTTCATTAACCGCTGGTGGGACACCCCAAGCCGCTTGGCCGCATCCAGTAGTCCCTCGTAAACCGCCTTGTCCACGTGCTCCGCGACCTTCACGGTCGGAGGGCCGTAGATGGTGCCGTATTTGTCATTCACCTTCTGCCAGCCGTCAGGAACCTGCTCGTAGGGGCTTATCGTCTGGAGTTTGCCCTTGGATTTTTGCTGCTGGAAAAACTCATTCGCCATGATTGACCTGTCCATTTCCGCCAGCTTGCCTTTCACGAGGTCAATGGGATTGCTGGAAATGGGGCGCAGGCCAAGTTCCGCGCCGGTCATAATGTCGTCAAAGACCTTCCCCTTGCGAAAGGATTCCTTCCCCTTGAGCGGGGAGCGCGTCAGGTATTGCAACATGTCCTTGTCGCTCGCGGTGCCGTTCTTCAGGAACTCATCCACCGTTCCCTTGATGTAGGCTTTCTGAGCTGGCGTGGCTAAATTGGCGTCGAAGTCCTCGCCGATAATCCCTTCCGCCTTGGCCTTCTCCATCGCAGCGTTGAACGCCATTCTGGACTCCCGCGTCCACATGCCGGGAAAGTAGTTCTCGCGGATGGTCTGCAAGGGTGCTCCGGCAGCTTCCAGCTTCTCCAGCCTGTCCGTAAACTGCCTGTCCACCAAATCCGCCGCCGCCTTGAACTTCGGGTCAACCTCGCGGCCTTGCGACAAGTCGGACATGAATTGGATGCCCGGATTCTTTTCGGGTGGCAGCTTCTCATTGTGAACGCCCAAACGGTCGAACAACTTTTCGGATGGCTTTAGCTGAGAGGCAGACGCCTCGGAGCGGCGATTCATGGCTCCCAGTTTGCCCCCCAAGTCTTCAGCGGCACGGAGATGGCCTGCGCTCTTGGAGGAGGGCAGGAGAAGGGACTTAACCCCCTGTGCCACGGAAGTTCCCGCAGGCAGACCCGGCGTATAGGTGGCTTGGAGGGTGCTCACCTCTTCCGGGGTGTTGGCGATGGGAGTTTCGTCGGGTGGCATGGCCTTGATTCTGGCCCCGAACCCCAAAATCTCTCCCGGTGTCTTGCTGGTTAGGGCTTTTGGCGCAACCCCCACATCGCCCTTCACGCCCTGCACCTTCCCGCCCACCATGCGAGCGGGCTGCACATCCTTCACGGGCGAACCTTGCAGGATGTTGCTTTTCTCCAATTCTGCCTTGGTGTAGAATTTCCTTAGACCCTTCTCGTTCGTGAGGGAGATGCCGGTCGCGTCCTTGGGGAGCGTGAGCTTGACCTGTGGCTCCTTGTAGAGCACGGCTTCGGGCTTTACGGAAAGTGCGGCTTCCGCAGGCCCGCTTGACGATGGGGCTTGTGCAGAAACTTGCGCTGGTTGCTGAGGGCTGCCGCCTCCATCTGGGCTACGGCCTTCTTGAGCCCGAACTTGCTCTTGGTTCGCTGGAATTGCGGGCCGTGTCTCAGGTCGTGGAAACTGGCTTGCAGCGATTTCTGGCTGCCGGATTTGGGTAGTGGCATTGGGTTGTCCTCCTTGGGTGGTGGGTGGTTCTAAATTGGGCTTGGAGGGCGTGGTTTTAAGAGCGTCTCGGACTGATTGTTCAAATTTCTTGACCCCGGCTTTTTTAATAATCTCCTCGGCCTTGGCAATCACCGCAGCACGAGTCGGCTCATATCCCGCAATGCGCCGTCCAGTGGCGAACTCGGAAACCTCCCATGTGTTGCCGTCCTTGCTTAAGACAAAATTATACTTCGGAAGTGCCTCCAGTTTGATGAGCTTGCCGGAAGTGGGCTTCCAGATGGCGTTTGTGCCCCATTGCGGGGAATACGGTCGGCGCAGATAGACCAATTCCTCTCCGCGCTTAATTGGAGGAAGGTTTTTCAGGGCTTCTTCCTGTGCGGCGGCGTGCTTTTTCTGCTCTATGACGGCAGCTTCTTCCGGGGTGTTAAATCCGCGCTTGGGCTCTTCTGGTTCTGCGGGTTTAGCGGCACGTTCCTCTGCCAATGCCTGCTCCCATGGCCTTACGGGCGCAATCGGCGGTTGTGGCCGTCCGGCTATTTCCGCCGTCTGCAAATGCTCAATCCGGTCAGCCACTTGGTTCCTCTCCTTCTCCATTGCGGTATGCTCTTCGGCAAGTTTGTCAAATTCCTTGCCCTTGGCGGTATCGAAAGCGTCCTCGTGCGCGGCCATTTGAGCGTCTAAGGCTGCCATGCGATTCTGAAGTCTCACTCTCAGGGGCGCGGGCGATTCCCCGCCAACGGGGAGGAGTTGCTGGGCTTGAACTTGGGGCTGCGTCTGTGCCCCACCTTCCTTCCGTGGCTTCGGAGGATAAAGCTTCTCCACCGCTTCCGGCGCGAGCTTCTGAACCTGCACGTCTATCGGGAAAAGTGAGCCGTCCTTGGTGGCCAGCACGTTCTTGGGCTTGGCATCCCCAACCACAATCCCCGTCTGGCGATTAACGTAGGTCGTAGGGTTGACCTGCTCCAGTCCCTTAGCTTCCATGAAAGATTTTATCTCCGGCTTGGATGCCGCCACGCCGTCAACGTAGGGCTGGGAAGTCACAATCTGGAGGTCGTCCCCGTGTCCGAGCGTGCCTTCAACCTTGATGTCGTCGCCAAAGATGGAGTTGGTGAGAGCCAGCCGTTCAAGGTAGTCCGAGGGCCGGGCAATCCCCACCCCGGAGGCGTTCTTGCCGTAGTCGCCCGGTCGGGTGGTTTTGAAGTAGCGATTGGATTGGGGGTCGAACCACGCATCATGCTCCCCGCCGGAGGCTGTGAAGTCAGCCGGGGGCGTCACTCTGCCTGACAGGTTGGCTTGGTCGCTCAGGCTTTTGACGGCGAGGGCTTCATCGAGCGTGCCCGGAAATCCGCGCCCATTGTTCGCTGCGCTTGCTGCTGCGCGTGCTCTAACGTTACTCGCGGCTGTGATAAGCGGGCTTTGCGAAGCCACGCCGAGGTCGTTTTGTAGAACGGATACTTTGGTTGGTTCATTGGGTTCTGGGATGGCGGTTTCAGGTTGTGGTAAAGGTGCGGTAGCAGGAGGCGGTGAAACTTGAATGGTCGCGGGCGTGCCTTGTGGCAATAATCCACCCTCTGCCGTGGCATTCAGGGCTGCGGGAGTGGGGATAGGGGACGGGGCAGGCGCAGGAACGGGGCTGGAAGGGCCGGAGGGAGGGGTTTCGGGTGCTGGGGGTGTCTGGATAGGGGCCGGAGCTTCCGGTGCGGCCACGGGCGGTTGTAGAGGCAATGCAGGCTTAAAGGCGCGGTCGGTCAAGGCAGCTATGCCGTGTCCAAGCAGTTTCACCCCAGCGGCCCCGGCCCCAAACTGCGCCCCCGACGCCAACGCCTGCCCGATGTCGAAGCCGTTTTGCTCGCCGAGCGCGATTCTCGCAGGCTGGTCTTGGAGGGCCGATTGCGCCACCCCTGCACCACCCAAGATGGCTGCTTGCCTGCCCAATGCGGTCAGGCCAGCACGGGAAAGCAGGGCCGCGCCTTCCGCTTCCGGCCCTACGGGGGTAGCGGCAAGAGCCGGATTGTAGGCCACCCCACCGCCCAATTCGCCCACCGTTGCGCCCAATTTCTGCGCCCATGTATCGGCCTGCGTTGAGTCCTGTCGGGCCAGCCGCTTTGCTTCATTCACCCTGTCCTCCACGAGATTGTTTGGCACCGTCAGTTGGCTGGGGGAGACAGACGTAGCTTGAGCGGAGGCGGCTTGGGTGAAAAGATTGGAGCCTGCGGGAACTTCCGGCTGGGCCAACTGTCCATCCGGCGTCAGTCCGGTTAGAGTAGTGGAGTTGGCAGAGACCGGAGGCCGGGAAGTGGCAATGGAGCCGGGGGCCGTGGCTGACGTGACGAAATGGTCTATCAGGGAACGGGCTGCCGAGGGCGGTAACTCAATTCCCCGCGTGAAGTCATCGGCATACGCTTGGACTATCTGCTTGCGCTGGTCGTCCGTGAGGTCTGGGTGCGAAATCAATCCCTGAAGGGCCGCGTTCTGGGCTGGCGGGGAATAGGGAAGAACTCGACCGCCCTTGGCCACAATCACGGGTTGCACGCCATTCTCGCCAGCGGAAACATCTCCTCCCCGCGTCACGAAACGGGTTCCGACCGGAAGCTGTTTCCCTACTTGTGCGGCCTGCGTGACGGGCACGCTCTGGGGTAAGCCATGCTGCTGAAGAAAGTCCATGACCACGGCAGCCGTGGGTGGAGAGTCTCCATTCAGAGTGATGGACTGACCGCCGGGAAGATTGACGCCGTAGGAGGGCACACGCTTATCTTGCTCCTTTTTCGGTGAATGTCAATTTACTGCGCGGGCGTGAACGAAGTCTGGCCGCTGGGAAGGATGCTGAAGTTGAAGGTGTTACCCGGCGTGGATGTGTTGCCGGAGGTGGGAGCGGAGCGTGAACTCCCCAAGCCTCCCGTCAGGTCAATATCCGTCGAACTCTTGGGGTGTTTCAGTTTTTCCATCTTGGCCTGCGCGTCCTGAAGGTCGGTCTGAAATTCCGGGCCGAGATAATTCTGCTGCTGGGGCGGAACACCCTTTTGTCCGTTGTCATCCCACTGCTGCATCGCGGAATTATAGGCATCCCAGTTCACGTAGTCATTCAGGTTCAGCCCCGCGTCTGATGCCGCCTTATTCAACGAGCTATAATTCATCCGCTGCGCTCCCTGTGCGTTCATGTCGTTGGCGCGGGCGTTGTAGTAGGGCGGCAGGGCGAGGGCGAGGGCCTGATTCTTGGCCGCTTCCGCCCCGCGCTGGGCAATCTGGGAATTGATGTCAGCTATCTTCGCAAAATTTCCGGGGGCGGCTTGGAACTGCTCGAATGTCGGGGTCAGTCCACCCGTAAGCTGGGAAGCCTTGGAGAGGGCCTGAATCTGGGCAAGTGTCTGCGGATTAAGGATGGTCGCGCCCCCATCCGGCAAGTTCTTTACTTGGTCGTTAATTTTCAGAAGGTTGCCGAACTCCGCAAGTTGCTGCCGTGACTGATTCAATCCTGTCTGCTGCAACTGCTCTCCGGTCGCGGTGTTTTGCAGACCCCCTTGAGTGGCTGCGGTTTGGAGGGGAAGAAGCTGAGATTGCGCCCCAAGCTGCTGAGAGGCTAAGGCCGTTTGCTGCGGGAGGAGGCCAAGTTGCGCTCCGGCCTGTCCCGTCTGTAGTTGGGCCTGTGCATTTGCCGCCCGGATTCTGTCCACCATCGTCGCGGCATTGCTCGTGGTGTCTAATCCCTGATTAAACCCCTGCAATATCCGCGAGGGGTCGAGGGCAAAGAAATTCGGATTCTCAAACCCCGGATAGCGGGGAAAGTCTTGCAGGCCGAAACCGGAGGTGCTGGTGATGTCGGGCATGACTTAATGGAAGGAATACCCTCCGGCATAGGGATTGATGGATGACGCTCCACTCAAAATCGGCGTTGAGCCTGCTCCGCCATAACTGTTGGTTGGCGTCGAGCCGCCGAATGCCCCGCTCAAGGCCAGCCCGGAACCGAGGGCACCCAATAATCCGCCCCCAAAGCCGAGCCACGCATTGTTCTGCGCCGTCTGATTCGCGGCCTGCTGCTGGGCAAACTGATTCATGGCATTCTGATTGGCGACGTAAGCCGAACCCAGCGCACCGGGGTCTATGCCGGATTGCGGCAGGCCAAGTCCTTGCGAGAAATAGAGGGGGGAAAGGGACTGCCCGTAACCTTGGGTGAGGGCCGATGCCGCCACCGGCAACCGGCTTTGATTCTGGAGGCCATACCCCACATTCTGCCCCTGTGTGGCGACATTCAACCCCTGCTGCTGCTGGGCGAGTGCCTGATTCTGCTGGCCTACGGTGTTGCCGAGGCCGATATTGGCATTCGAGAGGCTAAGGCTGTTGAGGCCGAGTGCGGCGTCCGAGATGTTCTGGCCACCACTCCCATTTAGCGTGCCCGTCTGACCCGCCTGCGAAGCCCCCTGCTGCACGAGTTGGTTGCGAACGTCCCAAGGTAGTGCGCCGGGGTTCTGGAGCCTCTGGGCGACCAAATTGTTCGTCTGGGCCTGTATCGGATTCGCCGCCAGCGTCGGCATCGTGATGGTCTGAGGATTATACCCCAGAGAACCGGCAACCGCATTGGCTCCCTGAGTGGCGAGTGTGCCTGTCGTGGTGGCCTGCGGAACGAGCGAGGAAAGCGCGGACTGCCCGGACTGCTGGGCCTGCCAGAGCGCGGGATTGTATTGCTGCTGCAACTGCTGGGAGGCAGGCAGGTTTTTCGCTGCCTGTCCCGACACCAAGTTTTCCAACGTGGTGAGGTTGACTGGAGAGTAGGATGCTGTGCCGCCGCCGCCCATGGGATTATTTTGGTAGGTGAAGTTTTAAGTGTTGGAGGAAAAGGTCGTAAGGCCAGCAACGGGTATGGAAGGATGCCCGGCCAGCAATCGTCCGCATTCGGTGGCTTGCCACGAACGGGAGTCTGGGGATGTCCGGGTTGCTCTCGACTGCCAGCACAAATTTGCGGAGGTCTCCGGCGACGACCTGCATATACCAGCAGTCGGCGTCGGCGAGGGGGACGGGCGCATCGCCGTCTGCGGCGTGCTCGCGGTCGTGCTCCCACGGGTGAAACTGGACAAAATAATCGGGAGTGGAGAAAACATAAGCGTAAGAAAAATGCCACGCCAGTTGCGTCCAGAAGACTTTTTCCAGTCCGTTCCGTTGGTAGAGATTGAGCGCGGTGTTGAAATGAATTTCATTCGACATGACTAGCTTTTCACGAGAGTCCAATACGCGATGTAGGGCGGCAGGGTGGGAACGGGGGTAGAAGAAGCCCCGGTAATGCTCATGGTCGCGGCTCCCGTTCCGGGGTTGGAAGCGGAATTAGTGAGGTTAAATTCTGTCGGAGTCACTACCCCGTTAGTGCCGAATCCGGGAATGGTAATTGGGAGTGTGGAGGGAAGATTGGCTGCCGTGAGGGTTGCACTCGTCGCGCCCCCGGTGGCATTGTAGGCGTAGAGGTTGCCCGCCCCGATAATCAGACGGTCAATCGAAGCCGTGTCCTGCACCCAGCCGGGGTTCTGCGCGAGTGCCGCCGCCAAGGTCGCAGCCTTCACCGTCTTCACATCCCCCGGACAACCATCCACCGTATGCCATGACCCGGAGTAGAAAATCACATCTATATTGAGCGTGGTGTCACGAAATCTCTGATTCTGTTGGGGGTTGACGGGATACCCGGTCGTCGGCCCAAAACTCACCACGTCCCCGTAGCCAACGTAATTCCCGTCGCTGTTGATGACGAGCGGCATTCGCAATGTCGTGTCGTAATAGACCTGAAAGATTGTGCCCGGCGATGGTCTTTGCCCGGTGGTGCCAAAACCCGGAACCGAGGGGAGAAGTGCGCCGGGTGCGCCGACGAGTGCGCTCCAGTTGGCTCCGAAGGCCACCCACTGCCCGGCGTTAAAGTGATTGATGGAGATGGGCGTCCCTGTGGAGGCGTTTGTCTGGAACCACAAATCGTAAACAGCGGGGTCGGGTGCGGTCGGAGAAATAATATAGCGGAGAGAGGCTTGCGGGATGGTCGCGGGAACGTAAGTGGCGAGCGCGTCATTCCAGACATACCACGTTGTTCCGTCCTTGAGCCATGGGCCTTGATTGGAGGTGGGCTGCGAACCGCCGATGATGAAGGTCGAACTCCCCGTCTCCAAATAGAACTGAAGAATTGACCCCAGCAGGTTCGCCAATGCCTGCGCGTCACCACTCCAATTCGGAGGCACAGAGCCTACGACACATTGCAGGGGAACGGGTTGGGCGGTTGCCATGGGGTGTATTCTGCGAAAAGAAAAATAAAATGCAATGTATAAGCGAGACTAATAGCATTGGAGACGGTCGGCGGCATCCTGAGAGGCTTGCAGCACAGCCAGAAGAGCGGCGTTCTCCTGTGAAATAATCGAGGAAGCGGTCGCGGTTCCCGGCATGGGGGCGGTGCCGTAGGCTCCCGTGGGGCAACCTTGGGTGACGGTGGCCGTCGAGGTGTAGGTGGTGAAATTGGCGGTCGTGACATCCAACTGCAATGCCTCGCAGCCAAACGTATTCAGGGTGTGCGGCTGGTTCTCGTCCTCCTCACAAATACCCTGCTGCTTGTCGTAGGAGATGGCGTTGGCAAACAGACGGATGCCCTGCAACCCCATCCTCCCCGACCAGATAATCAGGGGCGAGAATGCCCTGTCCCGATACCACGAATAAATTGGCGACTCCACTCCACACTGATTGCATTCCGTGTCATTGTTGTCGGTGTTGGTCGAGGAGATGAGGCGAGTTTGTGGCTTGTAGCCCAACAGGGTTTGTTTGGCGTTCAACGGCGAAACCGCACCGAAAATCCCCGTCGTGGCGTTCATGCGCTTGGTCAGGTTTTTCTGGTAGGCTCCTTTTGTGCCCGCGAACATGCCGAGAATATCCACCGTGCCCAGCATCTCCGCAATCTCCAGCCGGTAGAACAGGAAGTCCTTGAGATTGTCGGGGTTGGCGAGCGCAAAATTGAAATACCGATGCTGCACCGCGCAAGTAATGGGCTGGCCATTGTCCGTCCTGTCCGGCAGAAATGCCTCCCAAATGCGATTCACCCCATCATAATCACAGGAGGCGTAGAAACACCGCTGCTTGCCATTGACGACCCCGGCCCCCCACTCCACGGGGCGCGTGCCTGTCCAGATGCCTTCCCATCTTGGCGGTGTGTATTGATTATTCGGCTGGGAGAAGTCCAAGGCCCAAGTGTGGCTGTTCTTTACATCCCCGGACGGAACCGAGAGCACAATATACTGCTCGAACGCGCAGGAAGCTACGCCCGTTAAATCCGGGGACAGGTAATACTTGGAATACGCCATCGGCTGGTCAGCGTATTGCACGATGGAGTTGATGGTCTGGCTCTGGGCTTGATTCAGGTTTATCCAGCCACCGGGAGAATACCACCACGTCAACCCTCCTTGGCGGGCGATGGAACGATGGGACACGCAGCCCGTCCAATAGTAATCCACTTGAAAGTCATTCGTGGTTGCCCATTGCGTCCTGTCCTGAATCCCGGCTTGCAAGAAAGAGAAGGTGCGGTTGGTGAAGATGATGAGTGAGGCGTCGGCGTAGGGTTGCACCAGTCCCGTTACGGTGTCAGGGAAGGAGAAGCTGTTGAGGTTCGAGAGATAGACCTGTTCCGAGAAATGCAGGGGGTCGCCGATGTCGGAAGCGAACACCTGATTCCCGCGTGAAACCCACAGTCTGTTTCCGGCCCATGCCATCCACAGGCCCATGACGGTCTCGTAAGTGCCGGGTGCGACGATGACATCCCCGGAGGTCGGGTCGGTCACGCCGGAGGGAGTGGGATTCAAGTGCCGTCCCTGTCCGCCATCCCAGTAGGCCGCTCTGGAAAACCCATCCTGCATGACGACCATCGGCACGGGGGGATTCAAAATGGTTTTCTTGCCATCCGCGTCATAGGTGGCTGTCTGGACACACTGCGCCCATGCGATATACTTGGCTTTGGCGTAGAACTTGATGCCCGGAATCTGGTAATACGAAGTGAAGGGCGCGGGGCTGACGTAGATGAGGCCGTCCACGGCGGCGAGAAATTGGGGATGGCCGTTGAAGGGCTGGAAGAAAAAGAAACCTTGGAGATTCCCGCACGGCAGTCCAAAAATGGAGGCGTAACCCGGACGGTTTTGAAGTAGTCCACCCCGGCAGCTTACGTTCTCGCCAAAGACATACTTGTCCTGCGTGAGTTGCAGGGGGTTCGTGCAGGAGTCCATGCCACCCCCGAAATAGAAGGCTCCATCCTCCACTTGTCCGGTAATGGGTGCGGCTGCGGGCATGGCTAACCTCCGTAACCGGAGCCTCCATAGTAGGGGCCGTAGCCTCCCGGATACCCTACGGTGTCCGAGGCGGGATACCCATAGAGACTCGCATTCTGCGCTCCGTCGCAGACATTCACTTGCATGCCTATGCCGGAAATGGCGTTCCTCGCTTTCTGCTCCTCCTGAGCGAACTGCACGGCCTTGATTTCAAAGGGCGCGGCCTCCGCGAAGTTCTTGTTCCGGTAGTAGAACACCGCCTGCATCATCATCTGGAGGGCGAAGCGGGAGTCCAAGGGGATGAAGTCGTTGAGGCCCGAAACCCGAAGAGTCTTGCGACGGTAACGCATCCGTATCTGGGATTTGCAGGGGAACCTCACACGCCGATACATCGGCTGCGTCTCCTGCGGCTCATAGTGGCCCAGCAGGGTTCCGAGGTTGTCCACGGTATCCACCGCCCAGAGCTTCACGAACCCGTTGGTCGGCTCACGCACAATCCGGTCAATCCATTTTACATACACGTCGGTCGCCACCGCCGGATTGTAATTCTGAAGCAGGTTGATGCCCGGCGTGGTCGTCCCGTCCTGATTGAGCGTGATAAGCGGCGTGCCGTTGATGTCCGTGCCATACACCCAGAATGCCTTGTTCTGGTCGGTGGCGAATTGGAGGGTTACAAGGAGCTTGGAGGGGACTTTGATTTCGCGGATGATGGGCCGCTCTCCCGCGTCGTCCCAAAACCCCGCCGGAACCCAGCCTTTCGGCCCCGTGCCGTTGATGTGGTAGATATACCACTTGTCCCGCGCAATGCTCGGAACACCGTTGGCCGAGACTGCGAGGGGCGTGCCGACATCGTAGGGGAGGGTGACATACGACTCACAGGTGCAGAGCGACATTTCCGCTAGGTTCGCATCCCAGCCGGGACTCGCCTTGGCTGACAGCAATTCGATGGCGTCGGATATGCGTGCCAAGAGAACATCGGGATTGCAGTTCCCGAAGATGTCCCTCGCATCATACCAAACGTCGCTGACAATCATAGGAAATTAACCCATTCTCGCCCGCATTTTGGCCTGCATCTTGTCCTTCACCGCCTGCTCGACTCCATCCATCGCGGACTTCATCTGCGGCACGGGCTGGGGAGAAGACGGCGCGGACTTGGGCGAACTGTCCATCGCCACGGGAGCCATTTCATGCACCTCCATGTCGTGCGTGGTCGAGCCATCCGGGTTGACCTTGTGGCCGACCTTGTTGACCTTGACCATCATGTGCGACATGCCCATCGGAATCGGATGCCCGGCATCGGGCTTGGACGCGGGCATTTCGTGGGTGACGGAGAGCATTGGGTAATGCGGTTTCGGCGGCGCGGGAGCCGCGCTGTCGGTGGACATCTTGGGCTTGGAGCCCAGCGGCATCCATTTCAGACCTGACGTGGACGAGTTTTTCATAGGTGAATTGAGGGTTGATTGAGGATTAACGGTTTGGCGTTAAATTGTCGAGCTTTTGCCGTCCCATGCTTTCCACTTGGGGGTGGGGAGTGGGCACTTCATGGCCGAGAGGCGCATCTTGCGCTTGGCGGAACAGCCACAGATGTTGCACTTTCCTCCAAGGCGGTCGAAGTGAGAGCACCCTTGGCAGACCGCAATGCGCTGGTCGAAGATGGCATCGGGAACATCCACGGGCAGGCCATTGACCGCCGCTTCGTAAGCCACGGTGCCAATCGAGCGTATGAGATTCACCGCCATCATGCCCACGGAGGGCGGATGGTTACGCACGGAGACATTCCCCGGCGATTCATAGACGGCGGGAAGTTCGGCGCGGCTTAGTCTGCGAGCAGTCATGGTTGGACAATTACGCTGGCGGTGTTGGAATTGCCATTCCCGTAGAGACCAGCAACTTGACACCAGAAATGTTCTGTCCCGGGCCCTCCGGCGGTGCGCGGGAGACTGGAGTTGGTGGCACCAACGATAGGGCTGGATGTATCGCCAGAGAGACCGACATACCACTGGTAGCCGAGAACCCCAATACCGGAGACCGAGGCCGTGAGGGTGAAGGGCGTGCTGGGGTGCGGAAAGAGAGGTATCCACGTCACCACCACGGTCGGGGGGTTGTTTTGAATCACGACCACGGCAGTCGGGCTGTTGGTGGAACCGAGGCCATTCGTCACCTTCACCCAGTAATTATAGGAGCCGGGAGTGGCCGTATTGGTCGTAATCGTGTAGGAATTGTTGGTCGCTCCTGCAACGGGCTGCGTGGTGTCTCCCGTAAAACCGAGATACCACTGGTAGGTCAGAGTGGGCGTCCCAATGGCCACGACCGAGAGAGTGAAGGACGAGGGTTGCTTTACGGTTCCGCCTGACGGGGCGGAGACGATGACAGGCGCGGTCGGCGCGGCCCCTACAATGACCGTAGCCGTATTGGAATTGGCCGACCCATAGGCATTCACGGCCTGCACCCAAAACGAGCTTGTAAGCAAAAGCGCGAGGGTCGTATAGGCCGGGAAGTTTGCTCCGACAATGGGCTGGCTCTGGTCGCCGGAATTGCCGAGATACCACTGATAGGTCGGGGCCGGGACGCCGGAGGCGGCGGAGAACAGGGTAAAGGTCTGCCCGGAGTTAATTTGGCCTCCCACGGGTTGAAGCTGGATTTGCGGGAGTTGGACTTGGGTGCAGGAAAGCCCGGCAAGAGCCTGTTGGTGGGCCACGGTTGCAGCCAAGGCATCTGCCGCAGCCTGTGAAATTGGGGAGAAGTAACTGCCTTGTGGAATAGTGACGGTAACGGCATCACCAATGGTTCCCGGTTGGCAGGTTGCGGTAAAGGACTGGTCGGTATTGGCGAATAACACATCCTTGCAGCCCTGCTGCTGAAGGAGATACAGGGCTTTCTGTGTGGCAGCGAGAGTCGCCAAGGCATCGGCCTGCGCCTGAGAAGTCCCGTAGAAGGTGTTGAGGGGAACTGCGACAATTCGGCTCAGGAGCGGATTGGCGGCACAAACCTCATCTACTTGCACAAAGCGATTGCCGTAGAGGGGCGAGTTCTGGTTCGAGCCTATGCCTCCCTGTAGGAGCGAGAAGTTACGCGGGTCGTAGGGGTAGGATGTTCCACATGGAACATCGTTCGGCCCTGAAGAGATGTCCGGCCCCGTGATATAGACTTTCGGCCCGGCAGGAGGGGACGCATAAGGCACCTCCACACATTTGGGCGTGAAGGGAATGAAGCCCGCATTGGGATGGGCGGTCGGAGGTCTGGGTGAGGCTATCATTAACAGCCGATGCAGGGGTAAACGGTGGTGGAGTCGGCGGAACCATAGGGGCCGGTAACTCGACACCAGACCGGGAAGGAGCCACTTAGAGGCACGTCCACGGTATAGGTGTTTTGGTTGAAGCCAACGGGAGTGGTCGTCGCCCCCGAAACCCCCTGATACCACTGGTAGGCCAGTGTGCCCACCCCTGTCGCCACTACCGTAAACAGGCAGGAGCCATCGGGTGACGGGTTGGGTGGCGTGCAAAAGACCGAGGAAATGACTGGCGGATTGGCGGTGGCCGTCACTGTCGCCGTCGTGGAGTTCAACTGCGCGTAGGCGTTGGTGAACTGCACCCAGTAATTGACTGACCCAAGGCTGCTTGTGGGCGCGTTATAGGTGCTTCCCGTCGCTCCTCCAATGGGTGATGAGGTGTTACCGGACAGACCAACATACCACTGATAGGTCGGATTGACCGCGCCAGAAACGACCACGGATAGGGTAAATACCCCGGATGGCGTGGCGGGGGTCGAACCTCCGGTTGGTTGGGTTTGAATGGCCGGAGAAGCGACCGTCACCGTGGCCGTGCTGGAGTTGACACTCCCGGCAGCATTCGTGGCCATGACCCAATAGAAGGCCGTGGAGGAAAGCAAGGGGGTGATGTAAGTGCTGCCGGTGGCCCCCGGAATAGGACTGGAGGCGTCTCCTGCGTGCCCCGAAAACCACTGATAGGCGGCGGCTGGAATGGCGAGAACTTGCACGGTCAGGGTGGCGGATTGTCCCTGAAAAATGGAGACGGAAGATGGCTGCTGGGTAAATGACGGAGCCTCGGTCTGGCCGCACAATGATTGGGCCTTGGCAAACGCCAGATTATAGGCTTGGGTGTCGGCGTCCACTTGCGAGACCTGCGAGACATACGCTCCCACAGGGGAAGTGTATTGCTGGACTTGGCCGTTGGGACACACCGCGTTAGCGGTTTGGGCGGCGGAGAAGAACTGGTTGTTGCACTGGACTTGCGCTTCTGCCGATTGCAGGGCGTATTCGTAGGCCGCAACATTGGCGTCATCCACGCTTTCGTGTGAGAATACGGTGTTGGAGCCAACTCCGACTGTCACATCATCCCCGGCCCCGGAAGAACATCCGGCAACCGCAACCTGCTGGTCGTTCCCAAAGAAGGGAATCTCCACGCATTGATTAAGCGGCCCGATGAATTGCGCGGGGTCGGCACACTGGCGGTTCCTGCGGCGGGGGGGCTGTCCAAGCGGAAATTGATTGTTGGGGAACCCACAGGGGTTGCAGCAACAGTTGTCTATACGCTCGGATTCGGGCGTCATGGATTGCCCGGCTACGGGTTAGAGTTGTTTCCTGATGGAACTGTTTTTGCCGTTGGTGTCCGCATAATTGACATACGCCACTCCACGGAGGATGGAATAAAGCGGAGGTGAATCCTGCGACGCGGTCATTTGCCCCTGCACTCCTTGGGTGCTTATGACCGCTCCCGCCGGAATGGGGTCAATGGAGGCGAGTGCCGATTCCAATGCGGCCACCTGTCCGGCGTCAGTCACCGGATTGAGCACGGTGCCACCTGTGAGGATGGTGCCGTTGGGCCCCGGAACCGTGGAACGATTTGGAGTTGGGAAATACCAGTTTCCACTGGTTTTGATGTAGTTGTTTGGAGTCATATTTGAAAGGCTACCAAGCGGGAAAGTGCTTGGTCACGCCATTGAATTGAAAGGGAACCCACGCAGTCGGATTGCCCACAGACGGAGCGTTGGTCAACGTGCCCACGGAAGCCCCCGGCCCACTCGTTCCCGCAATCCCTATGGTAGCTCCAAAAGTTGCCACGCTGGGGCTGGAAAAATCCAGCGCATGGGTCGTGCCGTCGTCGGCGTAAAGGATGCGATTGGCCACATCCAAGCAAAAATGACCATCCACTCCACAATCGGCGATGACATTACCACTCAAGTTTAGGAAAATGTTGCCATTGTCCGCATTAAGGTTGCTGTTGGAGCCGTCAAAAAATGGAGTCAAGCCGTCGGCATAGTAAATGAGGGGAGCCGAACTATAGTCCATCATTATCGAGGTTCCGTCGCTGGCGTAAAACAGGCGTTGGTTGGGGTCAATTGATGGCGCATCCAACACGTCTGCGATGTATTGCGTGAAGCTGCCCGTGGAAGCGCTGGATTCCACGCTGGAAGTGGAGTTGGCCGTAAGTCCCCCGCAGAGTAGATTGTTAAAAAGGCCGCCCCCAAAAGAAACCCCGTTGGGCGAGGAAATCCCCACGGCGAGCGGAAAATTACTCCATGTCGGCAACGGGGAACCTGTAAGGGTGCCATTGTGGTTGCCTGTGTCGTCCACGAGTGTCGTGCCCAGTCCCGCGGCCATGTTATAGACAAAAACAGTGTTTGCATCGCTCGGCCATGAGGAAGCCGGGAGAAAGCTGTTTTGATAACGGGCGGTGTTGGACAGGCGCACCGGCCCGATGCTAAATGCAGCATAACCGAATCCGCTGTTTATCTGGCCAAGGGTAAAGGCCGTTGGGGAGGTGACGAGGGAATCTCCAATATGAAAATTGGGAGACATAGCTACCTGTTGGCCATTCTGATAGAGATAGACCCCAGCCGCACTTGAGTTCCACACTAAAGCCCAGTGGTTCCATCCGGCAGCCCACGACCAAGGATAGAGGATTTCCAAAAATCCTTGGGTCGTAAATTGCATCCCGCACCGAAAATACCCCGGCGGAGTGGAGGAGCCCGCGCTCCCCGTAGCTTCCATGAAAACCCCCTTATTGCTGCCGTTCCAGTTGCCCATGGCAATACTGGGAGAATCGTTGGTATTAAGCCACATTTCCAGCGTGAAAGACCCTGCCGGAGAAAAGGCGTTGCTGGCTGGGGTCGTCGTATAGTTCTGTGTGCCGTCAAACGCCAAGCAATATGAAGACGGGGTGGGCGTCGCCAGAGACGCTGATGTCATGGAATTGTTTAAAATAGCCATATTATGAGGTGGTATATCCTTTGACGGTGAAAACAATGGTTCCGGTCAATCCGGCGGCAAAGGTTATGTAGAGAATCTGGGTGTCGGCATATTTCAGCACGCTCAAAACCTGAATGCCGTTCGCCACCGTCCACGTTCCATAGGAAACATCCCCGGATGTATTGCCGAGTGAAATCTGTTTCGTTGCCCCCGCCAAACTCCCAGCATTGGCCACCAAGCTCTCTATCATAAAGTTGGCCGGAACGACAATGCGGTTGGAACCCCCAAGATACCCGGAGGCCGTGAGAGTCCACACGAATTTAGAAGAGAAAATGTAGTTTATTTCCTTGCTACCCGGAACATTGGAGGGTGCGCCTTGCAGGAAGTTAATCTGGTTGGAGGAATGGTCGAGCCACTGGCCCGGCGACGGCTGGATGCCGTTGGGCTCAAGGTCGAGAATTACGCCGATGGGCTTCAGGGTGCTGCCGTTTGTCCAAGTCGTCGGCGTCTGCGTGCCCAACCCGGAGCAAACAAACTCATTGCCTGTGGCATTCGTGGCCCCGAGGTTGGAAAAGTTATCCCCCGCCACGAAGTTGACAATGCGATACCGTTGCACGCCCTTGAGCGTTCCTGATGCCTGCGTCGTCTGATTGCCCCATTGGTCGGACAATTCGATGGGTGCGCCAAGATAGAGTTGGGTGATTTGTGCGGCTGACAGGGCCCGATTCCACACCCGGCAAATGGAAATCACGCCGGGGAAGTCGGCTGTCCAGTCACCCCCAACGTTAATGGGAGCACTCCCGTTAGTCGGGAATCCCGTCCATCCGGCACTTCCAATAACCGGAATGGACACGCCGTTGACATAACCGGTGGCCGCAGATGCGCCCGTCCCGCTAATCGGTATGGCCATGTGATACCATTGACCCGTCACAAATGTCCCCGCCGCCGTAGTGAAGCCAAATCCAGCCGACCCCGTCCCGAGGGAGAGCGCGAGCGAACCATCCGTGTTGATGTCAATGTGGTATTCACGCTGCCCAGCACCAGACAAGTATTTGTCCATCAGGGTGAAGTTGCCAGTGAAGCTATCAATCCAGAAGCGCAACTCGAAAGTCACCTTGTTATCGGGGAAGCTCAACTGTGCGGTGTTCCCGGCTAGAGAGGCGTTGCCTCCGGTCGTGTTGTTAAACTGATAAAACAGACCATTCATCGGCACGTAAGGGGAGCTGCTGGAGACTATGGCGGCGGTAGCAGCCTGCACGAACGCGGTGTCCGCAATCTTGGTGGTGCTATCCCCAAATGCCGGAGTTGTCGTAATTGTTGGAACGCCTAAAAGATTGACGGACGGCTTTATGGTCGGATTCGGGTAGGTGCCCGTCAAATCGCCGCCAGCCGCACCCGTAGGACTACCCCCGCCTCCACCCCCGCCTGTTTCCACGACATTCAGAAGCGCGGTGGTGGCCTTGGCTTGGATGATTTCCGGGGTATCGCCCCCGGTTGCCGTTGTATTATCCCCCGGCACGCCAATCTGATTCAACACGTTCTTGTTATTGAAGACCGGGGATTGGGTGGCGTCGTAGGTGAGGTCAAGGGCCATGTTAAAGGGGGTCGTTGTTGAGGACGAGTTTCTTGGTCAAAGTGACGAGGGTATCCACCGATGAGGGAGAGAATGCTCCGGCTTCACCGAGGAGGATTTTGTAGGCGTAAGTGAAGTCAGTGTCATCGGCTGCGGCCATTTCGGTTGCGGCATTGATGAGGATTTTGCGCCAGAAGATGTCGTTGGTGTCGAGGTATTCCGGTTTCTTGATTCCGCCCTGCTGGACAAGGATTTTGCGGAGCAGGGTGTTGATGTTGTCGTCTGAGGCCCAAGTTCCGCCCGACAGAATCAGCAGTTTCGCCAAGGCTGTGTCGAGGGTATCGTCAGGTTGGACGGCAGCCATAGGGTTCCGCCTTCCCGACCGCTCCTAGGGGCGTTTGCGCCCCGTAGGAGGGCCAAGGAGACAGAGGATGAACTACGAGGTTTCCTTAGCGCAGGTTTGCAGCCCGATGTCGGTCTGGCAACGCTGGTAGGCGATGGCGCAGATGCCCCAAGTGCGGAGCGGCTGGTAGGCGCGGACGAACATGTAGTCGAAGTAGCCGAACTCACCACGGGGATTGCAACCCATGTCCTTGTTGTTAATCCAGTGGAGTTCGCCGTTCCAGAACTGGTGGGGGAACACCGCTTGGGCCTCGCCCGTGTAGTCTTCCGGCACCAGCTTGCGAAGGGTGTTCTTCGTCAGGAGGAAGCCGATTTCGTAGAGGGCGATTTGCCAGTTCGGATTCACCACGTTGTTGTAGCCGAAGGTGGCGGGTTCCGTGATATACGGGTCAATGAAGGCCGGGGAGCCGTCCGCGTTGATGGCGTTGAAGCGGAGGGGCTGCTGGTCAATGCCGAACTGGATGCCCCGGTAGGGGTATTCAATCCACGAGTAACGCCATTCAGCCTTCTTCGCGTCGTCGTAGGAGCCTTTGATGGCCGATTGCACGTCCGACTTGATGTCGCCCGTGTTGCGGAAGATTTCGATTTGCTCGTAGGAGAAGATGCCCGCGAACATCCCGTCAGCCGAGCCGGGCCAGAGTTCGATGTCGCGCACCCGGTTCCGCATCTCGTTCATAATGGCGAGGAGGGCCTGCCACGACATGTAGGCGTTCGGGAGCCCGTAGCCCCAGTTGTAGGGCGTGGAGATGGAGAGGAAGTCGCCCGTCAGGAGGGTGCCGATATTGCCTGCGGTGTTCGCCACGAACTTGAGGCCGGAGAGGTCGTGGTAATTGATGCGGGCGTCAATCAAGTTCAATTCATACAGGCCTTTCTTCATGGTATCAATGTAGATACCAAGGGTTTGCAGAACTTGGTCGTAGGTCTGAGCCACGCACAAGAGTTCCGAGCGTCCCGTCATATACGCCGGGGTCGTCTCGTAGGCGTTGTTGGAGGGTTGTGCGATGGGGCCGGAGACGCCGCAAGCGTTGTTCAGCCACGGGGAGAATGCCGGGCGGGTGTAGCTCTGGTTCATCACCGGGCGACCGGGAATCAGCGTGCGAATCTGTTGGCCCATGTTCGCCGGGAAGGTGCCGCCGTCCAAGGCATTCGTGTAGGGGTCGGACAAGGCAATATACGCCTGATTGATTACCTGCCACTGCGGAATCTGCTCCGGTAGGAGGTCGTTCCAGTCAGCGGGGGTGAGTTGGCAATGGTCAATGGTGGATTGAGACATGTGGAAAGTTCCGTCTGTGCCCGACTGACTTTCCTACGCCAATCTATCGGAGTGAGTATCTTGGCAGGCGTCCCGCTGGGCGATTGTTCTTCCCGTCCCGGTATGGACGGCGGATTATCCGTGGCTCAGGGGGCGGAGAGCCTAGGGTTTTACGCCTCGCTTGACCTTCGCGGTCTTGTCTTCTGGGTCGTCCCCGGCTGCGGGACTGATAAGCCTGACCGGAGGGTGGACGGTCTGATACTCGCCCTCTGTGGCAGGATTGTGGAGAAACAGGGAAATAAATCAACGAAAAATCTTCATGCGCCACTTGCATTCCCGCGCAGATGGTGTAAATAATGGCAACATGAGAGCGATTTCTCCCCTGCAAAAACGGGTGCTGGCCTTCCTCGTTCTCTTTCAATCCGACAACGGCTATTGCCCAAGCATCATTGAAATGACCAAATTTTTCGGGTTCAAAAGCACGCACGCCATCCTGCGCCCTCTGATTGCCCTTGAAAAGAAGGGGTTTATCCGGCGTAAGTCGAGGCTGGCCCGCGCCATCACCATCCTCCCATCCAAGAGAAAGAAATCGCCATGACCCCCGCCGCACACAACCCCACCGACGCGCAGCTTGCGGAGTGGCTGAAGGGGAAGGAATGCACTGTTGCGGGCTTTACCTACAACTTGCCATTTGTAGTCGAGTCGCCAGAAAGAATCACTGGCATAGATAGCGCAAACCTGATGGTTTCTCCAAGAACCGAACCGGCTACGCATAAATCTGTCGCCCGCATTCTGAACCTGCACTTTGCGCGGGAGTTGGGCGTGGGGTGCTTTGGGAAAAATCAGAATCCTAGCTCGAATCCAAAAGACTATTTCGTAAAAGCTCCGGGTCATAATCCCGATGGCCTATCTATTGACCAAGTTGGGAATGGGTATAGGCTGCTAGAGAAAGGAGAAACCACAATCATCGGTGACGAATTAAAAATCTACGGCGGCTGGCATCCTTGTGGAATCCAAGGGCGGGAAGTTGGTGCTATCAACGCAGAAAATATGTATCGCCGCAAGCTCACGCCCGCTTCCGAGGAGCTAACCAAGGACGAGGAGATGACTAGCGAAGGATGGAGCGTATGGAGGCCCGTAGCAGATGGCCAGAAAAAACTCCCCGTATTCCGGTATCGCAAGCGGCAGGCTCCGCAGCCTCTAGACTGGAGCGGAAGAGTTATATACGACTCCGCAGGGAACATTATTTCCGATGAAAGAAAACCCAAGCCCATTGCCGTCGAGTGGTTCCCGGTGGAGAGCGGGAAGATGCCGTTGGCTAACGAAGTTGTTTTGTGGTGGCGCGAAGACCGTAAAATGCAAGTTACGGGAACCTATAACGAAATGAACAAATACGGCATGGCCGATTCCGTGATAACCCATTGGGCCAGAATCCCCCAAGTCGAGCCGCCGAAGGGAGGGGGAGCGTGAGTGACCATCCTAAGATGCCGGAGTTAGTCAAAAAGCAACTGCAAGAGTTGCGTGATTTCATCAACGATGAGATGATTGTGCAAAGCCTACTTTACGACATGAATCTCCTACCCGAACAACTTGAGGAAGGCTCCAAGGAATTTGCTATGATGGTCAATATCGTTTGCCACTTCAAATCATTTAAGGAAGAAACATTGAAGAAATAACCCCCCCGCACCAACCGAGGAGAATTTATGCCTAAACCAAAAATGAAATGCCACCGCTTTCAGCTTGTTGTGATGACCCACATAACAAGGAAAAGCGCGGAGCGTGAACTCCTTTGCGCTTTCGCCTCCCGTAAACCCGATAGCTTGAACGTTGCACTCCTAAGCAAGAAGCCATGACCCTCCCGCTCATCCTCCTCTTCCTGTCCTACGTCGCCTGCGGGGTGCTGGACTATGGATTCTTTTACGCGCACCTAACGCATATCTGCTATGGGCTTGATGACGTATCGGAGAAAAAAGCCAGAAAGTATTGCTCTGTATTTGCCTTACTTGGGCCAATTTCGTTGTTGGCGGGATTCTTCGCTGGTCAATGCAAACATGGACTCCTCTACCGCCGCCTCACCGATTACGAAATCGCCAAGCTGATTGAGGAGCAGAACAAAGTTTAACCTATGAAAACCATACGCATCCAATGGAAGCCAAACTTGGCTCCATCTGAAAAACGCATTATACTCACGCGAATCAAGTGGGAGAATGTCGAAACAAACAAAGCTGGTTTACCGCTAATTTGTTCAAATAAGCTCTCTTTGAGCCTGTGCTGGAAGATTGAGGATTTGTGGATTGGCGCATTCTGGAGGCGCGATTCGTTCCGTGATTTCACCCTTTGGATTTGCTTGCTTCCGTGCATACCAATCCGCATTCACTGGGTTAAAACATGGGGAGGCGTATATCCATGAAAGGCTGGACTGACAACGACATCGCGCTGCACGAGGCGAGGATGGCGGCTAAACGCAAGTTTTTGCCGCCTGAGCTACGCAAGCATCCAATCATTCCCGACCCCTACCCTGATTCTTATGAGCCAATTCCACGCAACCCTCAACCTGTCCACCGGGACGCTGACGATTCAGCTAAAAGGACTCGGCCCCGTCCCAAGTTTCAAAAACGGAAAGATGCTGTGCCGGGGTCGGCTGATAACCGCGCCAAAAAAGCAAAGGTTTCAGGAGAGCCTAGTCCTCGCTATCGTCTCAGCGTTACGGTCGTGTGTGCTGATAAGCGACGGCGAGACGCCGACGGGATGCTCTCGGGAATTGCTGATGCTACAATCCATGCCCGTGGACGATTGCAGGCAGGTAGTTCCTGAAATGTTTATCCGCGCCATAGACGGCCCTGAAGATTCCATAACCATCGAATTGAAACAACTCAACGAATGCACATAATCCCGCTTGCCAATCCACCTGCCGCGCCATTCACTTTCCCTTTGCTGGGGTCACTCATTAGAACTCCCTTACTTTGCTGGGGGCTGTTTTGTAAACTCCCTTACCGCAAGGCCGAGGCAGGGCGATGCAAGACTCGCCGTAGCGGCCCCAGCACTACTTTCAATGAAACCTCCTCCATCATTCATCATCCGCGACGAAGACTTGCCGCCCGGATGCCTAGAGTTTCGCGCTAAGATGAAGCCGCTATACGACGCTGCGATTAAATGCCTGATGGCGATGCCACCGGAAGCTCGCGAGCGATGGCGAATTTTGGTAGTGGTACAGTTTGAATTATAAAACCCGGCTTTGGACTGGAATTGGGCAGCAAGCATGATATGTTGGGGCTATGCCGAAACGAGACTTTGCCCAGATTGCCTTTGACGTGGTTCAACGTGCCACAGGTGTAGTACCGCCGCCGCCAGAGCCAAAGGCCAGCGCGGTCAAAGGCGGACAGGTTAGGGCCAGCAATAGCTTGTGTCCAAAAAGAAATTGGTCAATGAGCTTTGCTCGGCGGCAGGTGCGCCACCGATTTACGCTGACATTGAATTATCTCAATCGACAGGCGGGGTGACGCGACCAGACCAATATTTTGGCCGACCACTTGCAACGGTTGTACGAGAAATACTGCAAGCCGGGAAGTCGCGGGGATTGAGCGCAATTTCGCTGGAAACACTTTATGACTCTATGAAGGCGGGCGGCTACCAATTCGACAACAAGGATAGTGTGATAGCCGCTCGTAACGTGGCGATTGCGCTAGGTAAGAATCCCGCTTTCATTAAAGTCCCCAATACCGATACATGGGGGCTTGCAGAATGGTATCCCGGTGCTACTCGATACAAACGCACTTCAACCAAACCAGCCGAGGCGGTCGCAAACCCGCCGCCACCAATTCCGGCTGTCGCTGAGGACGAGGAGGAGGAAGTGGTACCCGGCTAAAGCACAAATTTACGAAAAACCCCGTGCCGTGCTTGAAACACGCCGGGGTCTAAGACTTTCCGGGCGAACCCATCCGTATGACCGGACAAGCCGCCGCGATAGTTCAGCAATCACTAGAATTATCGCATCAGCGGCCACGGTTGTCAATGGGTTTTGCCCGGATATCCACAATGGTTATCCAACCCAAGCCCAGACCCGGCTATAAACTGGTCGCCATCGTCAAACGGGTGAGAAACCCGCGTACAGGTCGCATTCAATATGCGCCTCCTGGTAGCGGCATCCCCATCTGGCGGAAAGTCTAGTCCTACATAGGCGTGCCGTCCGGCGTAAAAACCGGGCGGCATTTTTCTTAAAATACCCCCTTGACATAGCAAGCATAATAAGCTAATTTGACACCATGAACCAATTAAGCCAAGACCAACGCGCCCGCGTCATAGCCTGCCTCTGCGAAGGCAGGGGTCGCAACGAAAATCTGGGAGGTAGTTGACATTATCGCCCTACTAGACGCACAGGAAAAGGCGGCATAAAAAGATGTTGCCGCAACTATATCCGGTGTTAGTCTCAATGCGTGAGCGAAGACACCCCCAGCGAAGCCTCCGGCGATAGTCCCTTTCAATTGGAGCCAACTGCTCCACACAAGGCCGGATTTGAAGCCCTTTCTAATACGAACGGGTTTCTTTTTTGGTGGGCATCTGACTTGGCAAGTCTTCTAGGATACGAAAGTTTGCAAGGCTTTCGCAAATCCATCGAAAAAGCTATGGCTGCACTTATGAGCCTAAATATACCCGTCATGGATAATATTATCCAGACTTCAAGGGACGTGGCAGGGAAGACCGTTCAGGACTACAAACTTTCACGCTTTGCCTGCTACTTGGCGGCAATGAATGGAGACCCGAAAAAACCTCAAGTTGCACAGGCGCAAGTCTATTTTGCTAGGTGGGCTGAGGCTTGCCAGATGTCCTTGGAACAGGCGGACGGGGTTGAACGCGTAGCAATTCGCGGCGAGGTTTCAGAGCATGAGCGGGCACTATCGGGTATAGCGGCTGTATCTGGCGTAACTAATTATCCATTTTTTCAAAATGCAGGTTATCGCGGGCTTTATAATATGGATTTGTGGAAAATCCGCCAGAGAAAGGGAATCCCTGACGGTCGATCCCCGCTGGAATTCATGGGCAAGACAGAGCTTGCGGCCAATCTTTTCCGTGTCACGCAGACCGAGGACAAAATCAAAGCAGAAAAAATACGCGGACAAGCCAATCTAGAAAACGCCGCCGAAAATGTTGGCCGGGAAGTTCGTCAAGCCATTGTCAAAATCGGTGGTACGCCGCCAGAACATTTGGCTCCCGCCGAAGATATAAAGAGCGTGCAAAAGCGTCTAAAGTCGTCGCACCGTGAAATCAAGAAGATTGACGGCCCGAAAAAGTAGGGCAATGGAGGGTTTCTGACGCATTCGGAGGGCAAACTGTACCACTACCCAAAGAGCAGGAGGAAAGAATCTGGCTATCAGCGCACCGAGCCTAGAACGAGTGCGACTTATTTCAAGTTGGCGGCGGCGGAGTTCTGTTGCTGGTCGGTGTTATTTTGCTTCTGGGCCGCGTTGTTAAAATGCTGCTCGGTATTGTTCTGCTGCTGGTCGGTGTTGTGTTGTTCGAGGGCTGTTAATCGCTGGTCGGTGGCTGACCTCCACTCCGAGAGGGTTCTATACAAATTGGTTTGTCCTTCCTCAAGTTTCGTCAGTAGCACCTCCACGTTGTCCAATTTTGTCTGCGTGATGCTCGTCTGCATGACGGTCGTGTAAACCTTGTCTGCCGCGCCACAGAGCATGGCGATAAGCAAACCGCCAGCAATGGTTATACCCCATTTGGCGAAGAATTTCTCTATGGGGGTTCCGCCCATTAGGGTTGGGGGGCGGCGTCTGAAGGAGTCAACGGCGCAGGGGTGGCCAAGGAAGAGGCTGGAGTGGAGGATACGACAACGGCGGCAACCGGGGTTACGGTGGCGACGGCTGGCTTGGGGGTTGAAATCAGCGATTCCACCTTAGCGGCAACCGCAGATAGGCCCGCTTCCACGTTCTTTAGGGCCGTGGCAGCGTCCGAAGCAAGGGGTGAGGCTACGGATATAGGCAAAACCGTTGTAGAGGCTGCGGGCGAGGCCGTTGTAGAGGTCGTCGTGGTCGTGGAGGCGGTGTTTGAGGTGGCGGCGGCAGTCAGGGTAGCTTTGTGGGCCGAGAGCTTAGTGTAGGCCACGTAAATCAGCACGATGACAATTCCAGCCCCAAGGAACCAAACCAGTCCTTCTAGCTCCTTGGTAAAGACCCCCACAAGGATGAGTGCGGCCCCAAAGATGCCAAAGTCCGTGCCAATGGAGCGCAGGAGAGGCGCAAAGAGGATGAATGCGGGGTAGGCCGAGGCTCCGGCGAGGCCAACGCCAATCAGGGTAATCAAGATGCCCGCGCCGATGAGGATGTATTTCGTGTAATCCGGTGGCGGCGGAATCGTAACGGTTGCGGGGGTCGTCGTCCCCAGCGATACCGCTTCCTCCGGCGAGAGTTCGCGGGCGTGCGTATTGTCGGCCCCGATGCCAAAGGCGTAATCCAACCCCTTGCTCGACAGGGTGGAGGGGGTCTTGGCATTCTGGCTCTGCTGGAGATTCCGCTGGGTAACGATGGTCAGATTTCCCGGCGTCAGGTTGCCCTTGGCGTCGGTGGCCATCTCGCGCTTGATGGTCGTCACCTCGGAATACCCGCCGCCCAAGACCGGGGGCGAGTAGCTGACGGCGGAACACCCCGCAAGCCACATGGCGACGAAAGACGCGGCAAACAAGCCAATCAGCAAAGCCCAAGTCTGCGGCTCGCGCATCCTCGCGGCTAGGCGATTAAACGGCGGCGGTTGCAATTCGAGGACGGCGTGATTCATGGGCTGGATGGGTTAAATTTGAGTGAAACGCCCTAGATTGTCAAGAATCACATTAGGGCAAGTGGTTCGGAGTCAAACCAATGGCGCGAAGGCTCGGTTGGTATCGGGAATGGCTCCCCGGCGAGAATCTTCTGGCGCAATTCGCGGATATTGAAATACTTTGTATTAGCTACCGGGCGCGGGTCGGCCAGCAGGCGATTAAGATGGACGTGCGAAGCGTCAGGGTTGCCGGGCTTGATAATCCGCTTCATCACGGGAAGCTGACCATGCAATTCTTCACTTTCGTAGGTGCAGGCGTTTCTATTGTAAAATAGCTTGTAGCCGTGCTTTTCGAGAGCGATTCCGAGGCTATAATCCTCTGCGCCTTGGGAGTCACACATCTCATCATAGCCGCCAACTTGTAAAAGAGCTTCAATCGGGAATCCGCACGAACAACCAAACAGGGAACCGCCATTGAGGGGCACAATCCCGCTGTCGGAACCCCTGCTCCACCGCGAGTCAACTCCCCCGGCGTGCTCACGGCATGATTCAATCAGGCCGTTACGAACTTTCAATTCAAAGACCTTTTTGTAAGACCCCCCCATGATGTAGCCGTGCTGTGCGGCGTGCCTCACGTTGTCGAGAAAGCCGGGGAGCATCACCGAGACATCATCAATAAAGTAGAGGTAGGAGGTTTTGCAAAGCAGTATGCCAGTATTGCGGGCATTGGATGGCGCGAAGTAGTCCTGCGTGGTCAGACGGTGCGGCCCTTGCCAGACGGTCGGCTTAGGGGTGGTAAGCGTATATTCAAACCGCCCCTTAACGGCATTTGCCCATTCGATTTTACGCATCTCGGGGTCGAGTCTCCATGAAACGGAGTCCACAATGATTACCTGCGGGAAATTCCCGTCGGGGCATTGGCGGCAAAGCGCATCCGCAAACCAATCCATCCCGCAAATCTGACGGTTGGTAACGAAACATATAGTCCAGTTGCTCATGTTTTTTTATCAAGTCTATTTAAGTGTCCGGCGTCGAGCATACTCATTGAGTTATTCATCACCCTACTTTGAATATCTGACATATTCTCGTATTGCACTGCAAGCCTAGGGGTAAAGATGTATGTAGGGAGTTCCCGGTTGAATTGTTGGTATATGGAGTCTATTGGGCCTACTCCGCAAACATGGGGCGCAATGTGTTTGGCTGCTGCGCCAGTCACAGCGTAACTGCTGGTGGTCATCATGTCTCTCGTGCGGACGACGTGAGCACTCACTCGGTAGAGTGGGTCTTCTTGAAACGAGCCCCCCAAGTAGAGCATCTGCCAGTCCTGCGGAACCTCACTAATCCATGCCGCAAAATCCCGTTGGAGGTCATCTGTAACAAACTCAACATCATCCTCGAATACGAGTCCCCGATGGCATCCCTCTCTGGCAATCATGTCTAGGATGGCTCGATGACTAGCGGTGCATCCCATGTTCCCGCGGAATCCCCGGTCATAATCTGTATCCCCACCTCGAATGTCCCTAAAACTATCTCCCGGAATGCCATCACAGAACCTCACATTCAGGCCGTGCTTGTTAAACTGTTCCTCGGCGTGCTTGCGGCGGTCGGCACGGCTCGGAAGGTTTATGCAATACACCCCGTCGAAATAGTCATTGATTTTCATGGAAGATTCCTTGTTTTATCGGCAAGTTCTGGCGTTGTCCACCAATCCTCCATCGGCATTCCGGGCGTGCAGCACACGTCCGGCCTGACGAGGTAGTAGTAGTTGCGGGTGAGAATTTCCCGAATGCCGTCCCGGAACTCCGGTGGCATCCGGTAGGCGTCATGCTCGACCGTGATAACCTTGAATTTCATCCACTGGAGGGGGAGGTTCTGGAGGGCATCAAGTGTGGCGGCGTCTATGTCGAGCGAAAGATAGTCTATCTCGTGTTGGTTTATGTGCGGCGAAAAGTATTTCCGCCAGTCTATCTTGGTGGCGTCCTCCTCGATAATCATGGCCTTTCTTTGGGCACGGAGTAGGTCACACATGGAATGCTCGACCTCCACGCAAATCCCAGACCAGCCAATCTCCTCTAATCCTTTTGTGTTACTCAACTCTGTAGGGTGGGAGGCTCCGATGTCGAGGAATGTTCCCTTCTCGCCGATGAGGTCGAAAACCCATTTATCCTGACCAATTTGAGAGTATGATTTGAAATTCATGGGGCGAGATGAAGGTCGGTTATTCCGGGTAGCTCACAAAACTTCGGATGGTTGCCCTCCACAAACCCACAATCCACTTCTCCACCGCCCTTACCGTCTATCACGGGTGAGAAGATGCGCTGGTCGTCCCGTCCTAGAACGTGTGCCCACCAACTGAAGGTGGAGTTGGCGCGAAATAAGACATCAGCATACATCATCACGAAGAAATCAGGAAGAAATGAAATCTCATCTTGGAGTTGAATAACTATATTAGGTGATTTTCTGGCCTTTGATGGAAACTCATCACTAACCAAATGAACCCCCATGTCTTCTCGGAAATTCTCACGAAGAGCATTATCGTATGATTTGTATGAAGGAATTGGATACCCTAAGGCTCTATAATCTCCAGCACGCCTATGAATCACAAGCGGGAATCTGTGGGTTTCACTCATCATGTCCAAAATTTCCGGCCTAAATCGTAGCCACCCACGGGCCTTCGTCCTCGTGTATAAGTCAATGGACTTCTGGTTTTGAAAGTAGCCGTAGAGTCCCCCTTCTTGACCATTGGCGGTGTCCTCGTTCAAACGGGGAAGGTCTTGGGTGGGGCGGGGATGGTCAATGTCGAAAATCTTGTCCAGCACCGATTCGGGAACGTGCAGGGTGTAGCCGTATTTCTCGGCGTAGGCGCGGGCCGCGCAGTATTGGAACAAGCGATTTCCTAGACCTCCCATGAGATGGACATTGACTGCGGACATAGACAGAGTTGTCTGTTAAAGTTTGGATTTTGACGGGTTTTGACTTGACGCCTAGGGGGATTTTTTCGACTCTGAAAACTTCTTTTTTATGAATTTTTCTTTCTTTGCATTTTCTTCGGCGAACCCTTGGTGAGCCGTCCCTTGAACCTCCAGACACTACCACCCGGCGCGAGGTCATACTGAGCGACGGCATTAGGGCCGTCCTCATGGAGAATAGAGACAGTAGGATGCTTGTCCTCAAAGGGACGAAGTTGCTCTCCGTCCTTGGGGCCACCGCGATAAACTGGATTACGTCCCTTCACTTACGGCCTCCGGCTGCAAGGTCTGTTCCTGAGCGGGAGCGACGGGTTCGGCTGGCGGCTCGACGGGATTGCTGGGTTCTGGCGTAGGGTCAGGCACGGAAGGAACCGAGTCGGGCGTGGGTTCGGCTGGCAGTGTAAGCGTGCTGTCTGTTGTGAGAACCTGCATCTCAGCCACCTGTGGCTCTACTGGCGGCTCCGGGTTCACCACCTTCCGGCTGTCTAGACGATACAATTTCCACTTGCCAGCGTCCTTGACCTCTACGAAACCGTAATCGAGTAGCATCTGCATCGCTTTGACTTGGCGTTGGTCGTCAGAATCATCAATGGCCCAGAAGGAACCAAGCAGCATCTTCGGTGCCCACCGCGCCACCTCGTCGCAGGAAATCTTCTCGGAGTGATTGGAGTCCTGATGCAAGACCCCGATGGAGCTGTCGGCGAAGAGCTTAACCGCCTCGTCCGAGCGCATCCTGAGAAACCTGCACCATTCCGCGATGTGGTGGGAGTTCGGGCCTTCGATGGCATTCAGGCAGTAGGCGTGCATCTGGTCGAGCTTGTCTTGGTCGTTCCAGAACTCCACGTCCAAATTGGAATGGCCATCACCCTCAAGGCATGGGGCGGCTAGGAGAGGGTCAACGCCCGTCGCGTAGGTGCCTTCGACACCACGGTGGTGCAGTTCCCGGTGAGCCATGCCCATTGCAATGAGTCCACGTCCAGCGAAGACCCCGATTTCCACGCTCAACTTACATTTGGTTGAGAGGATGCAATCGGCCAAAATTTGGCACTTCTCCGGCGTTGACCAGCCGGGCATTTGCGGAATGTAGGCGGAAATCGCTTGTTCGAGTGTCATGGTGATATTGATTTTGGAGATTCGTCTTTTTCGATGGTTTTCTTAAAACTGATACCAGCAGCCGTATGGTAACAAATAATTCCCTCTGGCTTCATAAATCCGGGGGCGGCGACGCTTCCAGAAATCCGCAATGCGGCAACGGCGTAGTCGCATTCCTCAGAAGAAAATATCCCCCGGTAGAGTTCAGGAACAACATAGCAACAGTCTGGGCAAAACTGCTGCTTGTCCAGCATCGGCTTTCCATCTCCCTGCTTACGCCAGCGAGAGGAATTAAAAAGACTGAATCGCTTTTCTCCTTTGGGAAGTCCGTATCCCCGTTGAATGCCGCCGCCCCACCATTCGCCAAAATGACGACCGGGGCCAAGTTTGAGCAATTCATCGCGGTTTTCAAAGCACCACTTCGCAAATCCGTAATTGTCTTCAGATGGCGTAATCCAACGAGTGCGGCTGCCGACAAAGAACTCGCCATCTTCGCCGATGTAGATTTGCCCGTTGGTGCCGTCAATTTTCTCACTAATTATTACTTCACGAGAAAGGCGGGCGATTTTTGGGAACTCAACAAATTCCCCAACCAATGGTGCTGTTAATGATTCGTTCATTTCAGTATTTTACCGTGGCTATTGCCTTGGAGGTTGGTGGTTGGTTTTGACCGGGAAGAATGCGGGTGGTGCCGGGGAAGATTTTGCCTGTCTTGGTGCCTGCGGGAGATTCATACATCTTAGCTATATCCGCGCGATTCACAAGCACACTTGAACGAATTTGTTTCGGCATCAACTCCTCATACTCCTTGGCCGTTATCTCCTCCATCCTTGGGTCGCTCCGCAAGTCCCGTATGGCAAATACGTCAGCCGTTGACCACAGGTGGGTATTTCTGCGCCGCTTACTCATCAGGCCGTGTTGCCAGTCGTATTCCGGGGCTGCCGTGCAGAGGATGGCACGGGGGTGGCTCGTTAGCCAGAACGTGCGCGGGTCTCGGTAGAACTCCCCGGCAGCCACCATGTTCTTGAAAATCTGGTCTTGGTGTAGGTGTAGGACAGTGGAGAGGGTGTCATTTACCCCGCAGGAGACGTGCCATGCCGGGCCGTCGTGGATGATGCCGGAGGGGAAGATGCAAGTAGAGTTGCCCGACCCGCAGTAGGGTTCGTGGCGCGTGCCGTAGAGGATAGGTTCCCGTGAGAGCGTCAGGACTTGGAAGGGTTCCGTGGCGGAGAAGGTCGCCGCTGACATGGAATATCTGCGCTTGAGCCACTGGTGATTCGAGGCCGAGTCGGTGGAGGAGTGAATGAAGGTCAGGAAGGTGTTGTCGGCGAGTCTGATGGGCGCGGTGCCACCCCGCATATGGCCGAACGGCCACTTGAACCTCTGCCCCTCCCATTTGCCCAAGACCGCCCCGGTTTCGTCGTTCACCCGATAGACATGGGCGTTCGTGATGTCGTAGATGAAGTAGAGTTGGTCGCCAGAGGAGAAAAACATCCAATTCTTCTCGGTTTCCACGAAGTTCCTGCCGACTTGGATTTTGAGGTCGCGGTCGGGGTTGAAGTTCTTGTCCAGCCGGTAGCATCTCTGATTGCACCGCCAGTATTTAGAGTTCGCCTTGTCATAGACCTCCGAGCAGGACATCCAGAGGCGGTCTTTGTGGATGAAGAGGCGCACGTCCTCAAAGCGTTCGTTGCCGAGTGGGGTTGGGAAGCTCGGTATCCAGTGATTGCCGGTGGGCATCCAGTCCGCGCCGAGTTCCGAGATGGCGAGGTTGGTTCGCCCATGCTTGAGGTCGTAGCGGCGGTAGCCCATGAGCCTGCGGCCTTCCCAGTCTATGATGCTGCCGTTGAATTTGACGTAGTTGCCGGACAGGGTTTCATTCGGGATGTCCGTGTGCAGGACTCCTTGGGCGGAAAAGGAAGGAATGTGGTCGGCGAGCGCGGTCATGGGTGAAGTTTCGCCAAAGGAATATCCAGATTCTTCTCATAATTTTTGCAGCATTTCTTGGAACAAAATGGGGTGGCGGAATCTGGTGCGCGATAAACGGTAACTCGCGGGCGATTCAAGTCCTTCCCGCATTCCTCGCAGCAAAATGGCCTAGGCTTATCCACAAACATTTCAGGCTTCAACTCCGGCAATGGTTTTAATTCCTTATCCGGCCTGCCCATCGTCCAATTCCGTTGCGCCTTCATCCGGGTGTTCGGCACGCACCAGAACTCGCCCGTGTCGTCCATTGTGACGACGAAGATGAGATGATGGTTCTCGGAGTAGTCTATGACGGCTACGGCAGTGCCTTTACCTCCGGGCTTGCCGTCAAGGGCTTCAACGAGGACTGGCCAAGTTGGCGTCAGTTGGACGAACATGACTTCTTCGACTTCTTGGGTTTCGGCGCAACTGTCGGCTTGGGCAGAAACGACCGTTCGTAAAGCTCGGAGGCCGTGGCGATGACTTGGCAATCTTGTATGCCATATTCCTCAATAAATTCAAATGCTGCTTTTACGCTATGAAACGAAGCCGCTTTAGCGATGTCCTTTGATGCGTCTAAATGCGCCTTCTTTTTATTTTTCTTCGTTAGAGTAAAATAGACTCTAGCATCAATATCGTTATATGATGGAGTCGTTTTAATTGACTGAAAGTTATCGGGATGGGTGAAAATAGAACGATAATTCATGCCACTTCCACTAACCTCCTTGCGAATAATAAAGGACTTCAACTTGCATCCGTTGGGCAAGTTCGGATGAGTAATCAAACTGAAGTGGAAATTTGGGTCACGTCGAAAGTCGGATTCACTCCCGATGCTTCTTGGCTGCATTGCTGCCTTTTTCACTTTCGTCCATTGCTGTGTGCAAAACATCTCCTTGAGCTTGTTTCGCACGATGACAAGGGGATGGTCGCTCATGGATTTCTCCATGAGGTCAATCCACCTCTTTAAATTGGCGATTCTGGAATCCTTCCAATCTGGTTTTGTCTCACTCATAGGTTTCGTTCTTCTTGGGAGAGTTTCGCAAGCGCATCGCGACGCAAATCTTCCAATGTCTTGTGTTGTTTCTCGATTGCCAATCGAGCCGCGTCCAAAATCTTATGCTCCTCCCACCAAGCCAACAGGCTTCCTTCTGTTTCCTGTAATAAATGAAGCATTCCCACTGACTCTATATGGGCGCAAAGAGAGCATAGGTTATGCGTAACCGCGTCTAAGCGACTCTTAATTTCTGAACAGACTTCTGAACAATCACTACTCCTATTCCAGTCGGTGCATGGCATAAATGGCCTCCTATTTGCCAGCAGAAACGGCGATAGCGGGTTCTGTCTTGGATGATGCGGATGCGGGTGCTTCCGTGGCTCCTTGGGCGGTTTTTGACGCCGGAGTGGGCCTTGGGCCGGTCGAGACATTCAGGGATGCGGGGGCGGGAACGCCTTTCGGGGGCGGTGTGCCTGCGCCCGCAGGGTCAGCCGGGATGTTGCCAATGGTGGGGACTTGGGCAGCTTGTCCTGCTTGCTGGGCCTGCGGATTCTCTTGTGCCGCCCTTGCCTGAGCCTGCTGGAGCGTCAGTCCGGCTGGAGGGGGCTGGCCTGCGAAGGATGCCATTGGCGCGGGAATCTGCCCTTCGGGAATGCCTTGGCGAACGTCCGTGAAGGTTGGGCGAACCTGAGCCGACACGGGCTGGTTGATGGGAAGATTGACTTGAGGTTGCAGAGTATCCGTCATGCGTGCGCCTTGCGGGGCTTGAATGCGACGGGTGGCTTCGGCGGCGTTCTTGAAGGGTGGCGACGGTGGGCCGAAGGGCTGCGAGTTCATAATCTCGCGCTGGGGCCTGACGGTTTTGACTACCTCGTGTATCTGGTCGAATACTGCCGCCGCCATCTGGAGAAGTCGCGGCGAGTTGATGCCTTGCAGGAAGACCGCTCCGCGCCGAACTGCGTCAATCATCCCTGTTTCATCCCGGCCCTGCACATACGGTTCCGCGACATAGGCGTATTTGATGAGATTGCCGTAGTGCGGAATCACCTTGTCTTGTAGGAGTCGGCAAAGGTAGGCAGACCATGTAATCTCGTCCTTGCGCGGGCCTTCGGCGGCGGCGAGCTTTTCGAGGATGACGCGGGAGAGGTAGAGCGGAAGAGCCGCCATCGGGCGCACGTCCTTCATTTCCTCGGCGTCAGGGAACTTGGCCCACACCCCATTGACCGACAAGTCTTTCAGGACGGAATGCTGGAGAATCAGAAGGTCGTCGCGGACAAGCAGATAGTTGTCGTAGGGGGTGGATTTGGCGAGTTCGTCAATCAGCCATTTGAATCTCGTGGCGGAAAGGGCGTCACCGCGCTTGGCTGACCCGTTGGAGAGCGCATACGGAACCT